AAAAATGATTTTTAAAACAATATAAAGGTATATGCTGATATTATGGTATATAATGTATAGACGTGCTAATACTAAATGGACTGTTAATGAATGTTTGAGATTAGAGAGGGAATTTGATTTGCTTGGATTATCTATTCAAGAAATTGCCGAGTTACATGAGAGAAGCCCAAATGCCATCATGTATAAACTTGATTATGAGGGGATTGCCGATTACAATGATGTTTGTCAGAATAGACAAGAGAAGACGTATGAAAATGAGGAAGAAGCGGATGCAAGTGAAGTAGAAAATGAAGCCGAAGATAGTGAGTATGATGAAACCGAGGAAGACAACAATAATGAAGAAGAAGATGATGATAAAGAAGCTAGTGAAGGTGAATATGATAGTTACAATTTTGGTCAACATATTAAACAGATCTCTAGGCTTACTAAGCAAGTCGCTTATTTAACAAAAATTGTCTACGATGTGTTTACAACTAACAATACTACCAAGGGTTTTCACGGACAATCATTTGCTGGCTTCCATTAAATTTGTCTTGTCTTGTCTTGTTTTGTATTGAATGAAAAAATTTATTACATTTTGTGTAATAAATGTTTTATTTCTTCTTGTCTCTCTTATTTCTTCTTGTCTCTCTTATTTCTTCTTGTCTCTCTTATTTCTTCTGAAAGAAGTTGGTAACACTTTGATTTCCTTCTTTCGCATTATTGGTTACTCTCAAATACTTATCAAATATCAATGCCTTCACCTCCTTATCTTTCATCTTCGCAATCTTGTCTTCACATTTTTTACTATCTGTCGAAAACTCGCGTTTCACAGTTTCGATATCCTTTCTAAGTGTCGACACTTTTGCGCGCCTCGGCGGCTTCTGACTCATCCAAATATCTTCCAACACTAGACCAAATAGCTGTAACAACGGCTTCATGATTTGGTTCGTAATATAAAACGAATAGTCGATTTGTATATTATTATCTCTGATAAATGTTGGCGTCTCTATTTTTTCGCCTTGTAGTGCCTTCTTATTTGGATTGACAATGTATACAAATGGCACTCTGTCGCCGGATGTTGGCTTGTTACCTGGCTCTCTTGCCCCAATTCGGTCTGCCAAGACTTTGTGTGCGATTTGCTGCGGATTTTTGTAAAATGACCGCAATGATTTAGTAATAATCAGTTTATCAATTGGCACCGTTCCGTCGACCAATTCTTGAAGACACTTGTCGACATAATCGAGTGCCTTCTTAATATCACGTTCCTTCATTAAGATGTCGATTACGCCGCCATATACATCCTTCACAATTGGCGCATTGTCGCGGCGTTTTAAAACGATACCCATCTCCTTGCGCTTACCTTTATTGGGGTCATGCTCATATAGGATGCCGACATAGCGCTTCTTTGATAGAAGACAGAACGGCAAGAATGTCTTCTCGTATTCGAAGTCATGAGGTTGCTTTAAAAACTTGGACACGTTATGACATGCTTCTTTTGCGATTTCGATGGACAATTCAAGAGCCTTTGTGCCAATAATTTTGTCGCCAGTTTCTTTGTCTTGTAGGTTGAATGTGAAGAATACACTGTCAGTATCTCCGTACACGTACTCGGCATTGGTCTTAATTTTTCCATATTTGGTGTCAATGGTTGTATCCCCATAACACTCTTCGACAACGCGCTTCGCATACGTAAGCAATAGTCGTCCAGTCGCAGTGGTTGATGCAGCAATATCCGGTTCATAAAACGTGCTCGTTTTGGCTCCGAGCTGGCCATACAATGAATTGGCCGTCACTTTATAAGCTAATTGGCGCTTGTCGAGCACGTTTTTCATAAAGTCGTCATCTGTTTTCTCGATTTGTTTCCTTGTGTCTTTTCTTGCCTTTAAGAGTTCTTGTAAAATAGAAGGCATAATCGCTTTTTCCAAGGCGCCAGCCGACCCTAATACCTTATCCTTATTATGTAACGGTTGCGCAAATCGGCACAATTTGTAACCATTTTTAATCTTTTCTGCTCGTGCCTTCGGGTTCTTTCTGTAATACCTAAACGTGTCAAAACGTATGTCGACATATTCGTAGCCAGGCAGATTGTCGTATAAATAGTCATCTGTATTTTCTTTTTTAGAACCTGTCTCCGTGACCAAATTGCCTGCCAAATCGTATATCTTTGTCCACACTTTGCTACTAGGGCACAGATTCTCCGACAACATCGAACTCGGATACAAAGAAGCAAAATCACCAACCGCAATTGGATTGTCTAAATACAGTCCACATTTCGGCTCTAGAACAATCGCGCCTTCATAACCATCATCCTTGGATCCCTTATTAATCACAGGCATTAATACGCCCTTTTCTCTACACTTTTTCGCAACATAGCTCGTAAGCTTGATGCCTTGGCCTCGGAAAATTAAGAAACTCATCGGAACACTACACAACTTCGACATTTCGACTAAATCTGTTACAACATCCACCTTTGAAAACAGATGCTGAACCAAGTTACAATCTTGAATACAGTATTTCGCAATAACAGCACGCGCAGTCGGTCCCTCATTGGTCATCCTGAAAATATCCTTGGGTGACACATCGTCCTTTGCTAGACCCCATTTGACGGCCTTTGCCTTCGGATTTTCTATACCATCGACTTCAAACCAGCCCTCTGTTTTGTTCACATACGAGACACGGAATTTAGCGCCATCTTTGTAGTAATCCGATGAATGATTGATTTCCTCGAAATGTATGAAACTGTCTGTCTGTAATCCGGTCATATTAACCGTATATATGCGAGTATTTCCAGTTTCCTGATGCTCTAACTTCTTAACATAATCGCCAATAAAGTGGCCACCAACATAGTCCAACTTATACGAAGTTAGGTTCTCTGTGCGTCTGAACCAGTTCAACATATCGACTTGTAGTCGGCCATTCATTTTGATAATGGACAAATCATATGTACCTGATGCCAACGTAATACTGCTCTTATCGATTTCCATCTTCTGCGTCTTGTAGTCAATTGTAGCGCACAATTCGTCCTTGTTTCTAGACAATTTCAAGAAATCTTCTGCGCAACTTAGCTCCTGAGACCTGCGAAACATAAACTCATAATCAAAACTGAAAATATTGTAACCAATAATAATATCTGGGTTCTCTCGCTGAACTAGATTAGTCCAGGCATTTAATACCTCCTTTTCCGAATTGTATGTCTCTATTTGCGAATTTGGCACAACTCCGTCCAATGTGTCGCATGAATTCAACGCAATACAGTGGTTCAAAAAGGGCTCTTTTTCACCATATCTTACAAAAGTGGAGCCAATAAATGTGACCTTGTCACCTTCCAATGGAGGGAAATTATTTCTTAGGGCGAAGATGAGTTCGTTTATTTTGCCTTCACGCTCAAACTTCTTGTCACACATGATATCCACAATGGTTGATTGTTTATTTTTATATGTGTCTGCTTTAAAGCTTGTTAATGGATTTGGTTGGAAATACTTGGGCTCATCGTCGGCTTCTTCTATTACAGAATCTGAATCGGAATCAGAATTATCATCATTGTTTTCCTTTTCTTTCTCTTCCTTTTCCTCTTTTTCTTTCACTTGAAGTGCCTTATTTGCGTTTTCAAACAACGCTTCTATTAAATGCGTATCATCGTGTTTGTCTTCTCTGTCTCTAATTTTGGTTTTTAACCATTCTTCTATTCTTACATCTAAATCTTGCCTTGTTATTAAGTTCCCTTTGTAATAAACGAGGTCAATATTGGGAACCGGTGTTATATTATCTGTTAAATTGAATGCAGTTCTGATAATATTCGACAACAGTGTTTTACACGATACAGGTGTTATATCGGTGGTCATTTTCGCAAAATAGTCGGCAATATTTGTAGCCAATTTCTTATACGATTTAATTGGCACTGGGAAGTCACCGTGACTACTACTTGCTTCAATATCAAAACTCATAATCTTGTATGGAACCCGACTTTCCTTCTCATTTAGTGGTACAATATTCTTATAATTGATTGAAAACTCGAAGTCGCAAGTGGTCGTTTTATTGGAGCCCTTGATTTCAAATGTCTTTTTACAAGGTAATGCTATCCAACCGGATGGACTGATTTCGCGCAGATGAAAGAATCGCAACAAGGGCGGAATATTTGCTTCATATAATTCCACATGACAGTCCTTAAACCAAAATCCATTGGGAATTAGACCGCGCTCCTTTTCGCCATCTGAATTGACACTGTCTTTGTACCAGAAATTCTTAACCCTGTTATAAGCAGGCACATTTGCGAACTTGATTTGAATGAATCGGTGTAATTTACCGGCGTCAAATTCGTATAATTTCTTTCGCTCAATTAGCTTACATTCCACGATCGAATTTTCATAATATTTACCAAGTTTTGTTTTCAAATGAGTTACAAATTGATCCTTGATACTTTTGGTCCATTTGTCTCCGACTTTTAAGTAAAAGAAAGGCTGATATTCTTCTACCAAAATGGAGGCCTTTTGCCCCTGTTCATTGATTCCAAACATCTGAATTGCAAATGTTGAGTTGTCTCTATTGAATGAACCCATACCATTATCATCATCGTCTTCGTCACTTGATTGACTAGGACCCTTGCTATTATACACGTTGAACTCGAATAATTTAAAAGTATGTTCTAATGCCATTTTATTTAATTGTTATATTTGTTACTTTATTACTTTGGATACTTTTAATTCAATTTTTATTGAGTTTATTTAAGTTATTTATATTTAGTTTTTGAAAAGTTATAAAAAAATCCAAAAAGTAAAAAGGGAAATGAAAAATGGACATTTTTGAAAATGTCCAAATTTGAGAACCCAAATAAAGTTTCAAAAAACAGTGTTTTTTCACGTTGTGACTGAAACCGTCACAATTATATTTTCTGTATGAAAATTTTGTGATGATAAATTTTTGTGTAAAATCCATTATTTTATTCTCTTGACATACTTTAGTGACAAAAATGACGGAACAAAACGCCGAAAACGCCAATATATTTGCCTGCCAAAAATGTGACTTTGTGTGTCACAAAAAAAGTGAATGGACTAGACATATCTCCACTAGGAAGCATCAGACAGGTGACAGTTTGGTGACAGAAGTGACCACCAAAAACGCCACACTGATATGTTCAAATTGCCAAAAGGTTTATAAATCGCGAAACGGATTATGGATACATAAAAAGAAATGTATCAAAAATAACATTAGCAAACCTGATGAAACTTGTAAAACAGAAGATGAACAATGTTTAGAAGAACCGGATGAGGCTGATTTAGAACCAAACAGTAAAGAGATTATAAAAATGATGAAAATGCAAATGATTGAAAATCAAGAAATACGTAATCTCATTATTGAATTACTTAAGAAGGAAACATTCAATACAATAAATAACAACAACAACAATAATATCAACAATATTAGCAATTGTAACAATCAGTCATTCAATTTGAATTTCTTTTTGAATGAGCAGTGTAAAGATGCCTTGAATATTGATGAATTTGTTGACTCAATCAAGATGAATTTGTCAGACTTGGAGAATTTTGCGCATCTTGGTTACGCAGATGGCGTTTCAAATATATTTTCAAAGGGAATCAAAGAATTAGGAGTCCATTTGCGCCCCATACATTGTAGCGACACTAAGAGGGAAGTGCTTTACATTAAGAACAATGATGAGTGGATAAAGGAAAGTGATGACAAGCCACTTATTACAAAGGCAATTAAGAAGGTTGCTTTCAAGAATATTAAACAAATCAATGAGTGGGTCAAGGAAAATCCAGCATGTAAGGACCCTCGAACCAAAAAGTATGACCAATACAACAAAATAGTGATGAACGCCATGTCAGGCGTCACCGAGGAAGAACAAAAGAACAATATAGAGAAAATAGTGAAAAATGTTACAAAATCAGTGGCAATTGAAAAATACGCTATACAGTAAACAGTAATCAGTAAACAGTAACTAGTAACTAGTAAACAAATCAATAAACAATATTTGTTGATTTGTTTTCTTTAGAATGAGACCCTTAAGTATTTCTCATCCGTCTTGCTTTTTCGCGGCTTATGTGAACTAATTTTGCCACTACCGCCTCTTTGTACAACTTCAATTGGTATCAATGTGTTTAATGCTGTTAAATTTCCAGTTTTGACAATTTTATCTGCTATAGGTTCTAAATTCTCTGCCTTTAATTGAGGAAATATATATTCTACACCAAATTTACCAAGGAAGAGAAATACACAAAAAAATATAAATAAAAATATACTAATTAGTAGCCCACTTTGAAACAATATATTAAAATCCGGTTCACCTTTTTTTTTAATAAATACACTAACAAATAGAGTTATTATAAGTGATAATCCAGCTATAACAATTATTACGATTGGCACAATTGGTCTTACCTTGAATATGGTGCTATCAATTACATGTTCTCCTGTTTTTACCTTTGAGTTTAATTCGGAATGTGTTTGACTATTGATAACTGTTAATATTTTTTTAGCAATTTCGTCATCCTTTTTAAAATCAGGTGTTAGCCAAGGTGAACTAGGGTTTTCTAAATTATCTGCGTCTATATCTTTATTTTTGCCTGTATCTTTATTTAAACTATCATCTACTGTCGGTTCAGGGTTTTCCCACCTCTTTTCCATATTACCTATTAATTTGACAATATCGGCAAAATAATATTGTACCGCAAGTAAAAATGAGAATAAAACAATCATAGGAACCCAAAACCAACTTAATGTACCGTCAGTCTTTAATCCAAATTTCATAGATGTACAAAAACACAAAATAAAAAGTCCACCCAAAATAATACTATCCATAATACCAGGTAGCGATAAATCTTCAAATAAAAAAATTAGTAAAAAATATAATATAAAAAAATATCCGACATTTGAGACAATTGTATTTATATCTTCACCGCCAATGTAACCAATTGCGCTAGGAATAGGCATACTAAGTAAAATAATGAATGTTCCAATCAAATATTTATAACGTTCTGTTAAACCCCTTTCTTTAAGCCACGTGGTGATATTTGAAGAAAAAAAAAGAGACGTTAAGAATCCTAATACGGCACCCACAGCAGCGCCAATCGCAGCCCCACCAATTTGCCAGGGTTCAGCTTTTTTATTATTTTTTTTAGCCATATTATATTCAATACTATATACTACAAATACTAAATAATTAGATATATTTAGTATTTTATAAGTTTTAAGTTTCTAGTTATTAAGTTTAAAACGTAAACTTAACTCCTCCTTCTACTTTTATTGCTTCGCTTATTATTATTGCTTCGCTTATTATTGCTTCGTCTATTATTGCTTATACGCTTAAACCCTCTGTGATTCCTCCTCGTAATACGTTTCAACACATCACGGTGGCTGCTTTCCGACACAATATTTCCAACATGGCTCTCAACCCAGTTTACAAAGCAATCTACATTGCGCTGCTTATCTTTGATCGAACTGGCTTCAAATGGCTCTAATTTCTTGCCATTTTGAGACAAATATATTATAGTAGGGAACCCAACAATATCACCGGCATGTTTAAGCGAGCTAACAATCTTGCTATCAATTGTCGCAATTACGAGACGGTTATTCTTTCTATATTGATGCTTTAATGCGCCTTCCAGTTTTTTCCACTCAGGACGCGTGGCGTTACAAGGTCCACACCCCTCCATATAAATAAGCATGAATACATCTTTACCACTTTCCACATGTTTATTTACTTCGTTGGCGCCTGCTTCTGTAGTCGCGTGTATAATAATCATCTGTGATATATATATTATAATTATAAATTTTATTATTCTAAAAAAGTGTTTAAACGAAGGTTTAAAACGAAGTATAAAACGAAGTATAAAACGAAGGTTTAAAACGAAGTATAAAACGAAGGTTTAAAAAACGAAGTATTAATAATATATTATTCCTAATACTGCGTGAAAAATATTATATATAATTATTATAAAAATGAACCCATGTATATTATTACTTGCCATTGTCGTATTTTGTTTAGGAATGAATTTTTATCTTAATACCGGAACAAAAGAAGGCTTAACCACAATGAATGGCGAATTAAGATGTCCTAATATTTTAATCCAAAAAGGGCCTAAATATTACTTGTACAACTCCAATGTCGCGCAAGTTCCTGGTGTAAATCCGATTGAGTTCAACAATTTAGAAGAATATACAGAGTTCTTGGAATGGCAACGCGCCTCTGGTATTCGCTGCCCAGTGCTCTATGTTCAGAACACATATGATATACAAGGCAACCGCGTTTACAAAGTACGTCCCAGTGTAACCGAAACTGAGGGAGGATTGCCCCCGACAACATCAGTCCCATTACCAATGAAGTTTACACCATTAGTCGACGCAACTCGTTCTGATAAGCCCTATAATATGAATAGTTATCCGGCATTTGACCAAACATCGTATTATGTAGGCGCAATAACACCCTTAGATCAGATGAAGAATTCAGAGGCAAATATGTTGTATAGTGACAACGCAATGGACCCGAATTGGGGTGGAATCAAATATACCGAAGCGTTAGTTGATGCTGGGTATTATAAAGGCAATGAAGTCAAAATCCAAGTAGCGTAAATTTTAGAAACTGTTTGTCAAAGAACCAACGGACGACATAACACTGTTTTTAGCATTTGATGCTGACGACGCTTGTTCGTCGGTTGTCTCAACATTATCAATCGTCTTCAATGTATCATTTATAGCGATTTTGGCTTGAAACATGGTATTTAAATTATTAAGGTCTTTAATATAGACGGCCTTGTCGCCATTTGGATCCAATCCGGCAACAATCTTTACCATTTGTAAGTTAATAATATCATACATTGTAGTGCATTTACTTGAATAGTTTGTGTTATAAGTTGAATTTGTTAGTAACAAATCATTGGCTGTTACTTCGAGTGCCTTATTTGCTGATGCCACTGAAGCATCTGAATTGTCTAATAAACCGGTATTTTTAGCCGGAGCTTGATTTTGTAACCCTTCAATCGTAGAGCCTTTCCAAAACATAAGGAATATATTATATACAATAAAAGCACCTAGCAAACAGCCAACAATTACAAACATGTCTTCATTTGTCATTTTATATTATATACTTTTCTTATAAAATTATTTATACTTTAGCGGAATTACCGAAGGTAAACCGTATTTCATTTAAGAAAGATATTTGACAATTGTCTCAATCGTAGTCTTGCTAATTTTCCTCGATTTGCCATTTGCGTCGCATGTGGTTACTCCAGTTAAACAAGTCGGGTCTTGCTGGAGTGCCTTAATTAATTCAGGTAGTGTCTTGAATTTACCTAAAATGGCGATTGCGGAAACCGAACTGACACCGGGAATTTGACAGAGCATAATTTCGCCTATATTCTCGTGTGTAATATTATCTTTTTTCACCTTTTTAATTACAGAACAGTAGTCCTTTGTGCCTAAACTTGGTACTAGTTCTCCATTTATCAAATCTTTTTGTTCTACTATTTGATTTTGTTCTCCATTTATCAAATCTTTTTGTTCTCTATTTATCAAATCTTTTTGTTCTCCATTTATCAAATCTTTTTGTTCTCTATTTATCAAATCTTTTTGTTCTCCATTTATCAAATCTTTTTGTTCTCCATTGTTTGGTTCCTCTATTTTGTTCTGAAAATACGGTTTCTTCCCCGTCTCTTTGCCCATCTTGTAAGCCATATTACAAATCATAAATGCGGTTTCATCGATTGTGTTAGTTCTCATTAATGAAAACCCTTTAAAATAGTTAATGGAAAACATGGCCGAATAAATGGTTTGTTTATCAATGCGTTCCTTAAATGAATTGAATTTGCCTAAATCGCCTTCAATCAAATAAACAATGTTGTGATTATGGAGAGGCAGACCATTCAGCCGATATGACTGCTCTTCGTAGCGACCGTCTTTAATACTGGCAGCTAAATCTGACAACGTTTTGCGCTCCACGAGAATGTTATCAATCGGATTATCATATTTATTACAACAAATAATAATATCGCCTAAAGGCAACTGATGGACTTCTATCTTTAATTCCTTGAAAGCAGGAACAGCAACTAACAAATCTTCGCATTTTTTAATAAGCTCGCGCTCTCTTGTGTCAATCTTTATAAGCATTATAATAATTTAATAAGTATGTTATTAAATTATTTTTTTACAATTACATTTTTAGACAATTAAATATTTTCCCTATTTAATAAAGATTTAATATCGTCTAATAGCTCTCAAGGCACTCTGAGATGAGTTGGTGAAGTTGCCTGTGCAGACCAAGCCATATTGAGTGTTTGTGGCGCCAATCATATTCGGGTTAGACGACACGTAGGCGCCAACTGACGGTGCTAGACCTCCCTTCTTTGGACCGCCGCATCGGTCAGTTCTATTGATAAGAGATGAAATATTGCGAACTACTTTAGGACCGTTTGACAAAACCATGATATATAATACAAAAACATTTTATTTTATTTTATAAAAAACAAAAAATAATAATTATATTTTAAAATTCCTAAACCTTTATATCCTGGTTTTAAAAATATATTACGCGCTAAATTATTTCGCTTTATTATATTCTAAACCAGCTTAAAGACACATCGCTATATTATAGTATACAAAATGAACACAAGTGACGCAAAGCTAGACGACGACATTATCAAGACCGAAGATGGTCTGATTTTCAACCCATATAATCCATTGAATACTGAGATTACATTGAGCGATGTTCAATCTATTCTCACACGATATGGCCTGCCAACCAAAGTCCACAATATGGAGTTTTATCGGCGCGCATTTATTCACCGGTCTTATACCAAGCGGCCGCAATTTGAGAACTTGCTACAGAATATTACGATTGTAGAGAAGCCGGATGATTGTCTGCCTCTAAGTAGCAAGTCGAATGAACGATTGGAGTATATTGGCGACGGTGTTCTAGAGCTGACCACGAAATACGAATTGTATCGCCGCTTTCCTAAAGAGGATGAGGGTTTCATGACCGAAAAGAAGATTGCGATTGTAAAGAACGAGAATATAGGCAAGATTGCCTACGAGATGGGATTACATAAGTGGCTAATTATTTCGAGGAACGCAGAGGAGAAGAAGATACGCACCAATCTGAAGAAACTCGGCTGCTTGTTTGAGGCATTTGTTGGCGCACTATTTCATGATTACAACAAGATGGGAATAAAAGACGAAGAAAACTGGTTTAATAATTTCTTTTGCTCAGGCCCTGGGTTCCAAATGGCACAGAAATTCATAGAAAATGTATTTAAGAAACACGTGAATTGGATTGAGCTAATTCAGAATGACGACAATTACAAGAATATCTTACAGGTTAAGATACAAAAGGAGTTCAAGGTGACACCACATTATGTAGAAATAGAGCATGATACAGACGAAGGGTTCCGAATGGGTGTTTATTTATGTTTAGGACAGCAAATACATAATCTAAGACATTGTGATGCGATAAATATTACTGAGATTAAGACATTCAAGGCAATTCAAGAGCATTATTCTCAGAAAGGTAAAATATTTGTATTTATGGGTGAGGGGCAACACAAGATTAAACGAAAAGCGGAACAGGCGGCGTGTATGTCGGCAATTGATTTTATCAAAATGAATAATGACATTACCATTAGTAGTTCAGTAAATGAAATCATATCAGAAACAGATACATCGTCGGATAGTGACAACTAAGCATCTTTATAACAAAAGGTATAAAGGTAAAAAGGTAAAAATTTATATATTCTTTTTATATAAGTATAAGTGATGAATTTAGCAATATTAAAAGAAACACTTGTAAAAAAACCTATAGCAAATCCAAATGAAGCTGTGAAAATTGTTATTGGTAAAAAAAGTGGGGAACAACAATTAAAAACACAAGTTCAAGGAACCAAATTGTCGATGGACATAGATAATGGACAAAAGGCAAAGGCCGCATTGGAATTAATGAGGCAACGCAAAATAGTTGGGGTATCGGATAAATTCCCTGAGCAAAAGGTATTGGTTCAACAAGCACCTGAAATTGATATTATTAAGCCATCTAAAATTACAAAACTTATTGGAAAAAAGGTTGGTCTAATGGAGGAACCTGAAGAACAACCGGCTTTACCAGCGGCCGACATTGTTCCTAGATTGGGTGAAAAGGGGCTAGAATTGGATCTCGGAGTAGAGGAAGCAGTAAGCAGAAAACCGATTGCACGTCCGAAACGCATACCAACCGATGTGAAACTACTAGGTCCCGAATCAATGATTACCATTGGCGACACAGCGCTGCCTAAACGTCTGCCGCCACCTGTTGAACACAGTTTAGTAGAGCCAAGTTATTACATGAATAACCGAGAAATATTTGTCAACTTTATTAATGGCGTTTTTGACACCTATCGAGCGGATATGTTGGATGAAAGTAAAAATATTACTTGCGAAGACATTGGCAAAGATACGGGTGAGATTGGTCTGCTCACTCATCAGAAGCTGGTTAAGGATTATATTAATTTATACACACCATACAGAGGACTGCTTTTATATCACGGTCTTGGGTCAGGCAAAACATGTAGTTCAATTGCGATTGCCGAGGGTATCAAAAGTGGCGGCAAACAGGTTATTATTATGACCCCGGCATCCCTCCAGCGCAACTATTTAGAAGAAATCAAAAAATGCGGTGACTTGATTTATCGTAAAAACCAGTATTGGGAGTGGATATCGGTTGAAGAAAATCCCGAATATACAAACGCATTAGCAAGCGTGTTGGGGTTTAAGACGACGGAATACATTACACGAAGAAAAGGCGCCTGGCTAACCAATGTAACCAAGCCGAACAATTATAGCGAATTATCGACGACCGACAAGAAAGGACTGAATGACCAATTGGATGAAATGATACGACAGAAATACAGGTTTATCAATTACAACGGTCTTCGCAGAAATAGTTTCAAAGAACTAACAAATAATTTCGAGGTTAATATATTTGACAATGCGGTTGTTGTGATTGATGAGGCACACAATTTGATTAGCAGAATTGTGAATAAAATAAACAAAAAGAAGACGTTTGGTAAAATAGATACAAATACCTTGGCGGCGGAACCGTTGGCAATTCAAATATACGATTATCTGATGCGCGCCAACAATTGCCGTGTTGTATTGCTTACTGGAACACCGATTATCAACTATCCAAATGAGATTGGTGTTCTATTCAACATTTTACGCGGTTACATTAAGACATGGCATTTGCCGCTGAATATTGAAACGAGAGAGAAGGTGTCGCGTGAAACTCTACAAGAATTGTTTTCAAGAGACGAGATTATGGATTATATTGATTATTCGGCCAGTTCGAAAAAAATGGTGATAACAAGGAACCCATTTGGTTTTGATAATGTTTCAAGGGAGAGAACCGGTTACGAAGGTGTAAGCAATAAGAGAAGAATTAAAAATAATAATGGCACTCTTGTCGTGAATGAACGTGGCACAATATCTGATGAAGCATTTATAAGGGAAGTAGATCGAGTATTAAATACGAAAGGTATTAGTATTAATAAAACGGGTGTTGAATTCCATGTAAATAAGGCATTACCGGATGGCTTTGATGAATTTGTTGATATTTTTATAGACAAGAGCACGGGGAATATTATCAACATTGAAAAATTCAAGAGGCGAATTATTGGGTTAACGTCGTATTTCAGAAGTGCGCAGGAAGAATTGTTGCCAAAATATGACAAGAAATTTGATAAACACGAGATATTTATACCAATGAGCGATTATCAGTTCAAGAAATATGAGGAATATCGAAGCCAAGAGAGACTAACGGAAACGCAAAGGAAGTCCAAGCCGGAAGTGGTTGATAAGAATGGGACATTTAAGGAACCGTCGTCGACATATCGTATTTTTTCACGTTTAGCATGTAATTTTGTCATGCCGATGCCGCCAGGACGGCCTATTCCGAAACAATTTAAGGAAAAAGTTATGAGAAAAGTTAATTATGGAGAGGATGGTAATGTAGAAAGTGTAGTAAATATGACTTTTCGAGGACAAAAGTTGATAAGTGAAAAAAAGAGTGATGTTGGTGAATATGTAGACAAAATGATGAAGGTTAGAGCAGAGATTCAGGAAAAAGAGCGAGTGGATAAAGAAAAGGCTTTGACTGCGCCACCACCTGCTATTAATAAAAAGGAATTAGAGAAAAATCAGAAACTTTTAGCAAAACAGCAACAAGATTTGGAAAAGGCTCAAAAGGCTTTAGAAAAGGATGCTGTAAAAGCATTAAAGGAGAAGGCAAAGGAAGAAGAAAAGTTGAAAAAAGAACAAGAAAAAGAACAGAAAGCTTTATTAAAGGCACAACAAAAAGAAGAAGAAAAGAGACAAAAGGCTTTAGAAAAAGAAGAAGAGAAGAGACAAAAGGCTTTAGAAAAAGAAGAAAAGAAGAAGGCAAAGAAGGGTGGAGCTATAAGTGAAGATAGCGATTCTGAAAGCGATAGCGAAAGTTCTGATTCTGATTCTGATTCTGATTCTGACAGTGATACAAGTTCCAACTCAGATACAAGTTCTAACGAATCAGATTCAGATTCAGAAGAATTAGAAGACCAGGGTCGAGGTCTCAGCGACGAGGAAGATGATGAACCCGTTGCCTTAGACGGATACAAGGACATTGACGCAAATTTAAGGGACAAAGAAGAATTAGAAGGCGACGAATTATTAGCAAGTATGGGAGATTCTGACTACAAAACCACAATTATCCAGGCATATGAATATCTTAAAAAATACAGCTCGCAATATTTGGTGCCCGGAAAACTGGAAACATACAGTCCAAAGTTTTTAGCAATGTTAGAAAACATCAGTAGTCCGGATTACAGAGGTCTTCATCTTGTTTACAGTCAATTCAGGTCAATGGAAGGCATTGGCATTTTTTCGCTAGTATTAGAAGCAAATGGATTTGCGCAATTCAAAATCAAAAAAACAGGAATAGACAGCTGGGAGCTAAATATGAGTGAAGAAGAAATGGGCAAGCCAACATTTGCGCTCTATACTGGGACTGAAGATGCTGAGGAAAGAGAAATTATTCGTAATATTTTCAACGGCATGTGGGACAACATTCCGAACAATATTGCCGCCCAACTGCGCAGGAAAAGTGCGGATAACAATTTAGGCGAAATTATCAAGGTGCTTATGATTACATCTGCGGGGTCCGAAGGCATCAATTTGCGTAACACGCGTTACGTTCATATTATGGAGCCGTATTGGCACCCGGTGCGCGTTGAGCAGGTAATTGGTCGTGCGAGACGTATTTGTAGTCACAAGGATTTGCCATTAGAGTTACAAACGGTGGAGGTGTTTATGTATATCATGCAGTTCACACAGGCACAATTGGATAGCGAGTTTGCGATGGAATTACGTATTAAGGCACAAGATAAGAGCAAATTGGCGCCGTATCCACCTCAAACGTCGGACCAAAAATTGTATGAAATATCCAATATTAAGGAACAATTGTCTTCGCAACTGTTGAAAGGAATTAAGGAGGCGTCGATTGATTGTGCGACTTTTACGAAATCCAATACCAAGGAAGGTTTAGTATGTATGTCATTCAATAATGCCAAGGCGTCTGACTTTTCATATAACCCGAATTATTCGCAAGACCAAAATGATACGGTGGCGGCGATTAATCGAACCACAATCGAGTGGGAAGCTCGTGAATTCATAGTTAGCCCGCTTGAGAAATACATATTACGCATGGATACAAACCAATTGTATGAATATGAGAATGTTAAGGATGTTTTGGCAAATCCGGCAATCCAGCTTAAACCACCGATTGGCAAATTAGTTAAGACGCGGGATGGCAATTATGAAGTTATTAAAAAATAAAATAGCAATTATTTTAAGAATTTAGAAATTAAAAATTTAGGATTTTTGTAATTTATATTATGTTACAGTATAATATAAATGTCGTCCACGTATACGAGCAATAACGTAGTTTACACGTACACACAAGGAGTCCCGGATTCGGCGTATGTAAGTGTCTCACCAAACGCCATTGGAGCGATAACAATTTTAAAGGAGTTCACTGTAGATGATATAACATACCAAGTGAAATCTATTGCTGAGAGTGCTTTTGAAGGTAATATATTAACAACACTGACATTTCAAGCCAATTCTCAAGTAACTTTAATTGGTAATAGATCATTTTATAATAGTGGTTTAGACACTTTGGATATTCCTCTTTCAGTTATAACCATAGGAGAGAGTGCATTTGAATTAAATAAAATTTCATCATTTACTGGGGGTATAAACTTAGAAACTATTGGTGCTCGTGCTTTTGCGTCTAACAAATTAACATCGCTAACTATTCCGAATAAAGTCAAAACAGTTTCAGCAAACGCATTTTCAAGTAATTCATTAATCACTGTAATGTTTTTAGGTTCGGATGTGGAAACCATTGGAACGTCAGCTTTTCAAGGGAATTCAATGACAAAACTGTTTATTCCTAAATCAGTTTCAAGTTTAGGCGCATCTGCTTTCAGAAATAACAAATTAAGAGAAGTGTATTTTTTTAGTGCTGTGACAATTGGAACAAATTGTTTTATTGGAAATGATAATGTAATTAATGCGTATTATCTTACAGACATCTCAAATGATTTTATATCTACGCCTTCGCCATTTACTTCAAAAACATCTAAAAGTGTAGTTGAAATGCTTACTCCTTTATTAGACGAAGTGGGTGTTTCAGTTGAGACTTTGGTAAATGATGATTATACTTTTGACCAGCTTGCTGAGGCTCAGGCAACAGCTGAGCAATTGTTTGGATATTTTGACAATATCTCTTCTCCTGTGCCCCTGTCTAGTTATATTTCTTATTTTTCAGTATCCGCATTAAAGACTGCTAAGCCGTCGCTTACAATTACTAATTTCAAGGATGCCGAAGCACCTATTCAGCAAGTATTTGACCAATTTAAAAACGCAGGATTATTTCGATTGTCTGCGATGATCAGTGCCAATTATACAGTTGAAGAAATAGCTAGTAATGTTACAGCGTCTCCTGTCCTTACCGTTACTGATTTCAAGCAAGCGAATGCCAATAAAAAACAAGTATGTGATCATTTCGCCTTGTCATTGGTTATTGGAGCCGGATACAGTGTTGATGAAGTGATTGAAAATGCTACAACTGTCCCTACAATTGGTGATTTCAAGAGTGCTTCAGCTGATATACAGCAAGTTTTTACCAAATATGGATTGTCTGAGATGATTGGCGTTTTTTACAGGGTTGATGAAGTGATTAACGGAGTTAATCCTGATCCGTCAATTGGTGATTTCAAGGATGCTTCAGCTCCTATACAGCAAGTTTTTACCCAATTCGGTTTATCAGCAATGATTACGGCTAATTATACTGTGTCAAGTATTATCGAGGGTGTCACATCTACTACTCTTGGATACAGTAATTTTGCCAGTGCCGGTAATGCTTCTGCTGTCTACCTAATGACCTACTTTGATTACAATTTGTTACTAGCGAATTTTACAGTTTCTCAAATAAAAGTCGCAAGCAACGACACTAGTGTCAAATTGAGTAACCGAAACCTGAATGCTGGAAATTTCGAGACACACGATGCCCCCATTTGGCAAATGTTGAATGCATTTGATTTGTCTGTATTGACGCCATTATACACAACTCAAGAATTGGTTTCTAACAGTCAAGATGCTAGAGTTACCCTTACAGTTAATCAAAACTTGACTTTAGCAAAAATGAAGGAATTAAATGATGAGTTGTGGCAAGTGATGAATTATTATTCTGATTTAGCTGATTTGTTACAGGTTGATTATCCTGTTGCTGATTTAGTTGCTGCTTCAAACCAAGTGGATGGTGATGGAAACAGACTAGTTACTGTGACTGCTTTACAAGATCTTGGTAACAAACTTGCGTCATTTGTTGCCGCAAATACTACTGTGATTAGTCGTCCAAATGGTGTTTCCAGATTATCGAACTTGATTAGTTACTTTTCATTGTCTGCTTTGTTTGGACATTACAGTGTTGCTGAGTTGAAGGCTGCTAAATCGACACTTACCGCAGGTGATTTTAAGGGTACTCAAGCGAGTGTTCAAGAAGTTTATAATAATTACACATTGTCTGACATGATTTCCGGTTTATACAGTGTTGAAGAATTGGTTAACGGTGTTAGTATTGTTCCGTCAATTGGTGATTTCAAGGCAGCTTCAGCTCCTATTCTTCAAGTGTTTCATCAATACAAGACAGTTGGCACCTATAGATTATCTGCGATGATTGGAGCCAATTATTCAGTCGCTGACATAGTTACTGGAGTTACTGGAGATACTGTTAGTCCTGCGATTGGAATTGGTGATTTCAAGGATGCTTCAGCTCCTATTCTCGATGTGTTTCAACAATATAAGACAGTTAACAATAGATTATATCCGATGATTCAAACTGGATATACAGTTGCTGAAATAGTTTATGGATTTACCGGAGTTACAGTTGATCCTCCGATTGGAATTACCGATTTCAAAGATGCTTCAGCTCCTATTCAGGACGTTTTTACTCAATTCGGGTTATCACAAATGGTTAAGGCTAATTATACTGTGTCAAGTATTATCGAGGGTGTTACATCTACTACTCTTGAATACAGTGATTTTGTTCAAGTCGATGCAGATGCCGGTCTTTCAGCTGCCTACCTAATGACCTACTTTGATTACAATTTGTTACTGCCTAATTTTACAGTTTCGCAAATAAAAACTGCGAGCAGCGACACTGGTGTCAAATCAAGCAATCAAAATTTGGTTGCTCAAAGTTTTAAGGATCACAGTGCCTCTATTTGGCAAATGTTGAATGCCTTTGCCTTGTCTGATTTGACGCCATTATACACAACTCAAGAATTGGTTGTTGCTTCAAATGAAAAAGATGGTTCGGACAATTTCCTCGTTACAGTTATAGCTAATCGAAGCTTGGATTTAGACAAAATGAAGCAGGCTGGTGATGAGTTGTGGCAAGTGATGAATTATTATTCTAGTTTAGCTGATTTGTTACAAGTTGATTATCCTGTTGCTGATTTAGTTGCTGCTTCAAACCAAGTGGATGGTAATGGAGTCAGACTTGTTACTGTTCCCGAATTACAAGATCTTGGTACTACTACTGAGACTACAGGGGGGCTTGCTAAATTTGTTGCCGCAAATGCTACTGTGATTACTCGTACAACTGTTTCTAGATTATGGAATTTGGTTAATTACTTTGAGTTGCCTGCTTTGTTGGTACATTACAGTGTCGCCGAGTTAAACACAACATCAACAGATACTAGAGTTTCTGAAAGTAAAACTGTTACTCTAACAAGCCTTAAAAATGCTCCGGCAGATACTGATGATATGTTGACAGAATTTGGCTTACACTCACTCTTTGATAATGGTTACACAATTGCTGATTTAAAATCTTTGGTAACAGTTGCTGAATTTTGGGCTCTAACATTATTTACAGAACTTAATCATGTAAATCCCACTGTTCAACAATTGTTTGAAGCTGAATACTCATTACAAGAATTGTGGACTGGTATTGATGACGTAGCAACAATATATGATGGTCTAACTGTGAAACCGACTGTGGCGGAATGGTGGGCTTTACCCACCAGTAAACCAAGTGTTCAACAATTATCTGTCAAATATGGATTACAGGAGTTGTGGAATGGCATTAATAACGTGTCAACGATAAGAACCGGATTAACAACTACTCCTACAGTGTCGCAATTTAAGGAACTTACAACTCCTCCTACTATTCAACAATTGCTTGATGGTGGCTATACTTTAAAAGAATTAGTTGTTGATTACAGTGTTGAAGAATTGGTTGCTGGCCTTAACCCTGTTCCGTCAATTGGTGATTTCAAGGCAGCTGAAGCTCCTATTCTTCAAGTGTTTCATCAATACAAGACAGTTGGTACCTATAGATTATCTGCGATGATTGGAGCCAATTATTCAGTTGCTGACATAGTTGCTGGAGTTATTGGAGATACTGTTACTCCTGCGATTGGAATTGGTGATTTCAAGCAAGCTAATGCTCCTATTCTTCAAGTGTTTCAACAATACAAGACAGTTATCAATAGATTATCTGCGATGATTCAAGCTGGATATACAGTTGCTGACATAGTTACTGGAGTTACCGGAGTTACAGTTGATCCTCCGATTGGAATTGGTGATTTCAAGGATGCTTCAGCTCCTATTCAGGAAGTGTATGAACAATACAAGACAGTTGGTACCTATAGATTATCTGCGATGATTGGAGCCACTTATTCAGTTTCTGAAATAGTTACTGGAGTTACTGATAGTAGTAATCCGATTGGAATTGGTGATTTCAAGGATGCTTCAGCTCCTATTCTGGAAGTGTATGAACAATATAAGACAGTTAACAATAGATTATCTGCGATGATTGGAGCCAATTATTCAGTTTCTGAAATAGTTACTGGAGTTACCGGAGTTACAGTTGATCCTCCGATTGGAATTGGTGATTTCAAGGATGCTTCAGCTCCTATTCTTCAAGTGTTTCAACAATACAAGACAGTTAACAATAGATTATCTGCGATGATTCAAGCTGGATATACAGTTGCTGAAATAGTTTATGGAGTTACCGGAGTTACAGTTGATCCTGAGATTGTAATTGGTGATTTCAAGGATGCTTCAGCTCCTATTCAGGAAGTGTATGAACAATACAAGACAGTTGGTACCTATAGATTATCTGCGATGATTGGAGCCCTATATTCAGTTTCTGAAATAGTTACTGGAGTTACTGATAGTAGTAATCCGATTGGAATTGGTGATTTTAAGGATGCTTCAGCTCCTATTCTGCAAGTGTTTCAACAATACAAGACAGTTGGTACCTATAGATTATCTGCGATGATTGGAGCCACTTATTCAGTCGCTGACATAGTTGCTGGAGTTATTGGAGTTACGGTTGATCCTGCGATTGGAATTGGTGATTTCAAGCAAGCTTCAGCTCCTATTCAGCAAGTGTATAATCAATATAAGACAGTTACGAATAGATTATCTGCGATGATTGGAGCCACTTATTCAGTTTCTGAAATAGTTACTGGAGTTACTGATACTAGTAATCCGATTGAAATTGGTGATTTCAAGGATGCTTCAGCTCCTATTCAGCAGGTGTTTACTCAATACGGTTTATCAGCAATGATTGACGCTGAATATATTGTCTCAGATATAAAAGCTGGTGTTACATCTACTACTCTCGAATACAGTGATTTTGTTGGTGCCGAGGCTGAAGCTTGGAACTTAATGACCCAGTTTGATTACAATTTGTTACTGCCTAATTTTAGTGTTTCACAGATAAAAGACGCAAGCAGTGACAGTCGTGTCAAAGCAAGTAACAGTTCGCTTACTGCTCAAAAATTCAAGGATCACAGTGCCTCTATTTGGCAAATGTTGAATGCCTTTGCCTTGTCTCTTTTGACACCATTATACACAACTCGACAATTAGTTGATGCTTCCAATCAAAAAGATGGTTCGGAAAATTTCCTTGTTACTGTTTTAGAATACCAAGACTTAACCGCATCAGATATGAAGGGTGCTGAGGATGAGTTGTGGCAAATCATGAATGTTTATCCATTGGCTGATTTGTTACAATTGGATTATTCTGTTGCTGAATTAGTTGCTGCTTCAAATCTTATTGATAGTAATGGAGACAAACTTGTTACTGTCACTGATTTACAAGACCTTGGTACCAAACTATCTTCATTTGTTGCCGCAAATACTACTGTGATTACTCGTACAACTGTTTCTAGATTATGGAATTTGGTTAATTACTTTTCATTGTCTGATTTGGTGGTACATTACAATGTTGCCCAGTTAAACGCAACATCAACTGATACTAGAGTTTCTGAAAGCAAAACTGTTACTGTAGCTAAACTACATGATATTCCCATGCCTATTCAGGATATGTTGACCGAATTTGGCTTACAAGCACTTTGGGATGATGATTACACAATTGCCGAATTAAAATCTTTAAATGTAACAGTTGCTCAATTTTGGGCTTTAAGCTCAGTCGCAGAGAACCATCGTGTCAAACCCACTGTTCAACAATTGTTTGTAGCTGAATACTCATTACAAAACTTGTGGACTGGTATTGGTGACGCAGCAACCATATATGATGGTCTATCTGTGAAACCAACTGTGGCGCAATGGTGGGCTTTAACCAGCGGTAAACCAACTGTTCAACAATTATCTGCCAGATATGGATTACAACAATTATGGGATGGCATTGTCACATCGACGCGATCAGATGACGTGTCAACGATAAGAACCGGATTAACTCCTACTCCTACAGTGTCGCAATTTAAGGAACTTACAGGAGCACCTACAGTCAAGCAATTGTTTGATGGTGGATATACTTTAGCAGCATTAGTTGCTGGGTTGTATACTGTCAATCAAATAAGAAACACTACAACTGGTATTGGCAACGCATCACAACAAACTCCTACATTGGTAGAATTTAAGAATGCTGGTGCTCTTTTGTGGCAGCTATTAAATTGCTCGTTATATAGGAATATGCCTGGAGCTGTTGGAATGTCAGGGTTCCCATTGGGGCATTTTATAAGGGTTGGTTACAAGGTTTCAGAAATAGTTGAAGCATCAAAACTAAAGGATGCTTTTAATAATTATCTTGTTGACGAGGATTCAAACAATCAAAATCTAACTCCTTTAAAATTTAATCCTGACGGTATGCAATACCTCTCAGACACTAACCAATTTGTGTATTTCACTGCTTCAGAAAAAATGGATATCTTATGTGACGTATTGAGCTATTTTGAACCAGGCCAAATTATAAATAACGCCGATGACGGTTTATACGATTATTATTTTAGAGTGCCTAAGATGATTGAGGCAAGTAAGCTAAAGGATGAATTGGGTAACTATAAAGTTACTAAGGTTGATAACCAAGAATTGGATACAAAATTTTCACGATTTATAACTGGTACTGATATTACAAAAGTAAGATCAGGATTAACACATCGATTATTAAGATACAAAAGCCTTTTTACATCATTTTCTATAATAGCCTTTGAAGATGCTTATGATGTAGGTGAAGTACTAGGTGCTAATGCCTCTTATAATAGTGGTACTGATAATGCTTGGGACGCACAAAATGACTGGAGAGTTTCTCTATCAGAGTTGAAATCTGTACCAATACCAACAACTCGTATGGTTGAATATTATATGACAAGAAGTCAAGGTTTACAAACGCTATGGGATCTTCAATACTCGGTAAGTGAATTAAGACTAGCTAGTAATGAAGTCTTCGACAATATTTACACCAACCCTGATCGTATCTCAGTTCAAAAATTATTGGCTTTAAGTACATCTGGAACTCGCCCGAGACCAACCATTCGTCTATTACAAGCCGGCGGTTACACTTTGGAACTATTGTCTCTTGGAATGTCAGGTGGGTCTTTATCTCCTTTAATAGCTGATAACACTGGTATGTCCCCGCCACCAACAGTAGCAGATTTTTATAACGAAACTCTTTTTCCTGAATCTAGCCGCCGACCTAGTATTCAGCAATTGTATAATACATACGGTCTTCAAAAATTGTTCAACGATTTATCGGTATTTGATCAAATCAGCTATCTAAATAGCGAGGGTATGAATTTAATTAAGACTGGTTTAACTCCAGAAACGACTGTGTCAGAATGGTGGGCTTTAAGTCCGAAACCCACTGTTGAGAAATTATCTTCTAATGGAAAATATGGGTTACAAGCATTGTGGAACGGAATTGGCGACGTTGAGATTATACATAATGGACTAGATGTGAAACCGACCGTGGCACAATGGTGGGATTTAAGTCCGAAACCAACTGTTGCCCAACTATTTGTTGTATATAATTTACAAGCCTTATGGGATGGAATTCGTAGTGTATCAACTATTAAATCCGGAATATCACCGACCGTGACACAATGGTGGGCTTTAAGTACAAAACCTTCTATAAACCAATTGTCTGAAGGTAACTACACATTACAAGAATTATGGGACTATTTTGCCAGCGTGGAAACTGTGTATGATGCTCTAACATCTAAACCTAGTGTGTCTGAATGGTGGACTTTAAGTATAAACACGTTAACACATGTTTTGAAACCTACTGTTGCGCAATTATCCGTTAGATACTCATTACAATTATTATGGAATGGAATTGGTAATGTTTCAACCATTAAAGCAGGACTACAAACAACAGTAGCACAATTTTGGGCTTTAAGTCAAAAACCAACGATTCAGCAATTGTATGTTGGTGGATTTGAAGTAGCAGAATTAATAGCTGGTAATACTGGAATTAAAATTTCAGACGTATTGTCTTCTGTTTCACAAAATGGAAACACTTCGGCTAGCACCATTATAGCTGACCTTAAAACAATTGGATTCAAAATAAACCTACCTGCACCCCGAATTAAATCAGCTAGTTATACCAGTGGTTCTGTAATTTTAACACTTGTTCAGGCTAGTCCAGATATTCCTATAACTCAATATTTAGTTAGTTATACATCTGACGGCGGTCAAACATGGTCTGAATATGCTGTTGTAAGGGATAGTACAAGCACTGCTGTTCCAAAGGCACCATTATTACCTAATGTTAGTGGTAATTTGATAATAAATGGTATTACATCGACCAGGAAGTTACACTCGTTCAGATTAAAGGCAGAAGGTTCAGAAATACAAAGTAACACATCAAATACAATTAAAAACTTATTAATTTAAATATTGACAAGTAATTTGTAATAATGTAATTTGTAAAATATAAAAATAATATTGTTTATATATTTTATTTACTCCCCTTTTCTAATAGTGATAATATTTGTCCCATCATTTGAACAAGGGTATCTATTTTATTATTCAGTTGATTGAATTTATCATCGGTTGTTATTAATGGTGTTATTAATGGAGTTATACTTTGTACTGTCGTTATACTTTGTACTGTTGTTATATCTTTGTTTATCGCAGTTTTTTTTAATTTATTGAATATATTGGAAGTTTCTTCTATGTCTTTAAGATTAATACTTTCATAATCATCTACATGTAATGTTACGTTATCATCAAATGATACTGATTTTTTCAAAACATTTGTATTGGTGTTTGTATTAGGATTAAGATTAGGATTTGTTCCTTGTATTTGTTCAATGTCAAATTTACGCTTTGCCATTGTCTCGGCAATGAGCGCCTCCATTTCCATAATCTTCATTTCAGGCTCCACCTTGTCTGAGAAATCAACAGGTTGAGGCTTCTTGAGATTGATTGAACTCTCAAATTCATTCCGTTTATCAGTGACTTGCTTTTCAAAATCGGTTTGCCTTGCGCTATGAATATCTTCTACCTTGTAAGGCTCACCAATTATTTCCTCGCTAATATTTATTAGTTTCATTTGTTGTTCCTGTTTCAAATTTGGAAATAACTGATTGACCGCAATTAGAACCTGATTTAAAAATAATTTGTTCAAGTTCATTAATCCAGCGTTTGGATTTGCTCTTGTTGTAAACAGACTAATATTGCCATCGAATACGGTTTTGATGTTTTGTACAATCGTCGATGAATTAGGGTTTATATGAAGCTCATCTAACAAAACTTCCCATAACATGATTACATTCTTATTATTCAAAAAGTTTTTGATATTTGGTGATAAGTTTGTTGTATTTATTTTTGTTGTATTCATTGGTCAAGTTTATTTATAAATAATAACCTAGTGTTTTTATGTTATTATTTTGTTAGTTTATTTTAAATTTTAAATTTATATAAAAGTTTTATAAAGGTTCATCATTGTAGTATATTTTTCTGAATTGCTGTACATAGGTATCCTTTATAACATGTGTTTTCAAATAATGTTCCGTGACTTTATCTTCAAGCATATGTACTATAAAATATATTGAATATACTCCACATTCGGAATCCTTATATTGGTGCTCTAATGGATGATTTTGGTCAAATTTGAAGTTTATTTTTTCAGGCAAGTTGTTACCTTGTTTTGTCACGGTTTTAACAAATTTCATTACTTGTTTTGGCGCTTTATCGCCTGCGCTGTCGAAAAAGAATATGGTGCCCTTTTTAATATTTATAAACAATGATATCCAATGTTCGCCGCCCTTGGTATGCGGATCCGTATTAAACACGACGCCGATTTTATTCTTTCCGTTTTTGATTTGTTCGGCTAAATCGAAGTGACACAGTTCTTCCCAAACGCATTCACCGTATAATTTATGGGTGTCGTAATCAATTGGGGATGGTCCTAGAAACTCAAAACACTTGTATGATTTTTCATATTGGTTCATTACTTCAATAATATCGATACTGGATAGCCACTCTCTTGGATTCTTTTTCCATTCAATCGGCGACACGGGGGCAAATGATTCGAGTAGTTCTTTTTCCATTTTGGTGCCCTTTGTCATCTGTCGCACCCAACACGATTCCTTGTTACAGATTTTGGTGTAATAATTTTTCAACATTTCCCATATTTCTTTTGAGTCATTTGTTGTAATCTTTTTATCAGGGTGTCTTGCGTTCCACATATCGCGCAACTTTTGTAAGTCGGTGTCGGTATAACATGTGTATTCTTTGACTTCGTTTTTATCCTTAGGGCTACAATTTAGTTTTTTAAACTGCTTTTCCGAACTGTCTCCATTTACAAAGGTTTTGTTAGTTTGTTTCTCATTTAACCTTAGTTTTTGGGTTTTCTTTCTTTTGCTACTCTTGTGTTTTCCTTTATTGATATGTTTACTATTTTGTCTTTTTGTTTTTATCATTTGTTTTGTCTTCATATAATCTATTAATATTTTTCTTTTCTGTATTTTTATAATTGGTTGGTGATTCAAGGACAACTTCTTTACTAGATATCTCAGTATTGGCGTTATTATGTCTCGGTATAATTTGGTTTTGTTTGTATGTTTGACGCACTTTGCTAAACCAATCCAGTGGCAGATGCTGAATATCATCTACACCTTTGGATTTTGTATTTGCGAATTTCTTATACCTTGTTTCATTTTTAGGTTCGAATTGCGTTATTAAAATCGGACCTTTATTTGTATTGCTTATTTCTTTTGATGCGCTTGATTCTGCTACTATTTCATTTGCACTAGAGCTTGCGCTTGATTCTTCTTCCAAGTCATCTTCTTCTTCGTCTTCTTCTTCTAAGCTTAATTCTTCTTCTGCGCTTGATTCTGCTTCTTCTGCGCTTGATTCTGCTTCTTCTAAACTTAATTCTTCTTCTTCCATTTTTTCAAAATTGTCATTATTTGACGCTTTCATTTTGAGATAATAGATACTCTTCTCAACAAAATATGTATAACTGTGTTTGACGTCTTCTAACAAATCAGACGGAACCTGATCATCCAATAATTTTAAAAAAAGATCCACAAATTGATCTTTATAAATCTCCATATCTGTCTTCATTTTGTCTTCCTCCTTTTGCTTAATCTTTTTATTCAGTTTTTGTAATTGTTGTTTACTTATTAAGAAATTCAGTGTGATTTGATTTACTAAATCGTCTGACATTTTATGAATATAATAAATGATAATAGAATATAATTTGTTATAAAATGTAAAATGTAAAAAAATGTATTTTATACAGTAGTAGGGTTAGTTAGATCCTTCACTTGTTGTCGAGTTGCGTTATTAAATAGACCATATCCAATTACATCTGGATTAGGATTGGGATTAAATGAATTAAACTGTTCATTTTTAAACAAATCAGGAAACGGTTGCGCAATTGAATTATTTTGTTGCCAGCCATACTTATATAAATCGCTGTTACTACCGGGTACATAAAACGCCTGACTACATTCTTGTAAAGCATTTGTTTGCCCCCTTAAATCAGACTCCTTATTTACATTCGATGCGAATCCAGACCATGGACCAAAATCGTTGCCGGGATTAAATGTGTTTCTAGTATTAAATGTTGCTTGCTGTGTTAATTTTGTCTTAATAGGGGCTCTTAAGTCGACAATTGGCATTAATGCGTATTTGGTTGAAACCGCGCGAGCGTCTAAATATGGCTGTAATTGGCTGCTTGGAATGTTACGACTATAAGTACGACTATTCATTGTACTCTCTTTTTGAGAAGATGTTTGGTCATTGTATTCAAATGCGTTCATTATTATAATATCATAACAAAATAAATTATAATATTAATTAAAATGTATTAGATACAATTGTCTTAATTGTATTAATAATGTGTGGAATTTTTGCTTTATTGAATTATAAAAATGAAGAGGAACCGAATCCTTCAGATACAAGCGCAACTAGTGGAAGCGATGGAGGAAGCAGTACAAGCGCAAGCGAGAACAGTGAAAAGAAGCCCGTAAATAAAAACACTGACCAAGAATTTATTAAAGCGCAGTTTGAAAAGGGTCAGCATAGAGGTCCCGAATTCTCCGAAATATTGCTACACGAGGAAGAGAAGTACATTCAAGGCTTCCATCGACTGGCAATTAACGGCCTAACCAGTTTATCCAATCAGCCGCTAAATATATGGAATTGTAGTTTAATATGTAACGGAGAAATCTATAATTACAAGAAATTATACGAGATAATGAAAATCGAACCTAAAACCGAATCCGACTGCGAAGTAATTGTTTACTTATACAGAAAATATGGAATTGAGCACGCAATTAAAATGTTAGACGGTGTCTTCTCTTTTATATTATATGACTACGAGTATAACACTATTTTTGTTGCTAGAGACCCTTATGGTGTAAGACCGCTGTATTATTTTACTTCAAGAGATGATAGTGGTGTTATTGGTTACGCATCCGAGCTCAAAATGCTTTGTGAAATGGCGAATGTTGAAGAACAACCTGTCATGTATTTTCCAACTGGTTCATATGTTCAGCATGTTTTAATCGAAGGTAACTGGATAATGTGTCCGCATATTAAATACCATATTCCGTCTTTTGCGTATTCGTATCCTCAGGCACTATATGATCTCCAACAAAAAACGCGTGAATCTATATTCCAATATTATATTGCCGGAATTCACGACAAATTGGAATCCGCGGTTAAGAAACGATATCTAAATACCGAAAGACCCATTGCTTGTTTGCTATCCGGTGGTCTCGACAGCAGTTTAATTACCGCATTGGTTCAGAAAATTCATAGTAGAAATATTCCTAGTGGATATACAAGACCCAAGGTGAATTTAGAGACCTATAGTATTGGGTTGCCCGACTCGGAAGACTTGGCGTATGCGCGCATGGTGGCGAATTATATCAAGTCGAATCATACTGAAATCACTGTCAGTGAAGATGTAATGATTGATGTTATTCCCGAGGTAATCAAGGCAATCGAGAGTTACGATGTCACGACTATAAGAGCCAGTCTTGGCAACTATTTACTAGGGAAATTCATTTCTAGAAACAGTAACGCGAAGGTGATTTTTAATGGTGACGGTTCGGATGAGGTGTGTGGTGGCTATTTGTATATGAACAAGTGTCCTGACTCAATTGAGTTCGATAGAGAGACGCATCGTTTGTTACGAGATATCTATATGTATGATGTGTTGCGTTCAGATAAGAGCATTTCTTCGAATGGACTGGAGCCAAGAACGCCGTTTTTAGATAAGGAATTTGTGAATTTCTATTTGTCGATACCGGTTGAATTTCGTAATCACAATGTCACGGGAACAATGGAGAAGTTTTTGTTGCGAAGTGCCTTTCAGAAGGACAAATTGCTGCCAGATGAGATTCTTTGGCGCAAGAAGGAGGCATTTAGCGACGGTGTCAGTACCAAGGGTAGGTCGTTATTTACTGTTTTACAAGAAAGTATCGTGAAAACGTTCATGGTTGATAGCGATTTAAGTCCTAGAGAGAAGGAGAAGCTTTATTATAAGCATATCTTTGATAAGGAGTTTCCAAATCAGTCCCACATAATGTCTTACTATTGGATGCCAAAGTATGTGTCCGCAAAAGATCCGAGTGCCCGAACGTTGGCGATTTATGATGACGAGAACGCAACTGATGTTGATACAGAGGATAGTGATAATGAAAAAGAAACGATTGATATAAGCGTTATCAATAAAAGCAAGGAAGAAATAAAAGAAGAGGTAAAAGAAGAAAAAAAGGAAGAGGTAAAAGAAGAGAAAAAGGAGGAAATCAAGGAAGAAAAAAAGAAGAAAGTATATAAGAAAAAAGAAAAGGAAGAAAAGCCTGAGAAAAAAGAAAAGCCTGAGAAAAAAGAGAAGCCTGAGAAAAAGGAAAAACCTGAGAAAAAGGAAAAGAAAGTAAAACCTGATAAGGCTTAGAATAAATAAACGAAAATAAAATAAAATAATATATAATATATTTGATTATATTATATAATCTAAAATGAATTTGTATCTACTTCAGAAGCATGGGTTTTCTGTTATTATATATCTAACATGGTTTCTGTATTTTGTCATTCTATTAGGTCTGTCGGCAAACGCACCTCAATATTTAAATGACCTACAATATTACGTCAAAATGTATGTTAGTTTGTTTTTAATTGTGCGTTTTAATCCATTTACTCGTGTGAGTTTTAATGAATTGGATGCGAAAATCGCATTTAGCGCGGGTGTGTTTTTAATAACAACTACAGCAATAAATGGGTTATTAGAAATGTATTTAGACAAACTGAAAGGCTTATTGCGTGTGTTTCAATTATAGAATGCAAATATAGAATGCGATTATAGACGTTTGTTTTTTATAGTTTTTATTATAGGTTTTCTATTTGTGTTTATAGGTTTTCTATTCTTAACCGTTTTATTACTATTTGTATTTGTATTACTATTGGCATTTGTATTCCGATTGAAAAACGTGCGTAGATGATGTAGTATTTGTTTGGTCAACATTGTGTCAATTTCGTGCTCCAAATGCGGTTTCTCTACATACGTGTAATTATAGCGTTTCATTCCGACAATAATTTCATCCTTCATTGATGTAGGTGCGTTTTTGAAAAGCAATCCACTGGAAATAAATCGGTCGATAATCGTCTCAAATGGCAGGTCATATGTATACGGTTTGATGTGTATATAATATATATTATCGTTAGTCATACCGGGATGAAATACGTCATCAATAAAGCATATTTGTGTGGTTTCAGGGATTTTAGTACAACTAATGAAATCCTTATGGGTTTTCATGTGCGTAGTTCGACATAATTCAACTTGTTTTCCATTGACTTTAAATGCGCCAATGATTTGGTCAAATAATGCGAAGTTCAGCTTGTCTTCGAAATAACCTTTGATTTGCTGAGCCCATTCTGGCGGTCCTTGGTTGTTAGTATATATCATTAATTTGTGACAATGTTGATCCTGTTTTTGTTTTTTCAGATACTTCAATATGTTTAAAATATTTGGACGTGTGAACTCGGGATATAAATCCAACAGTTTATTAAATAGGCTTTGGTCAAATACTATCTTTGGATTCGTATTCGTGTTGTCTTCATTATTTTTATAATACTGCTTCAATGTGTCCCAAAACATGCCAAACTCTACAAAATAACCTAGAGTTTCGTCTAAATCAAATACAACTATTTTAGAACTGCAATTCATACAATAACATATTATATTGTATGATATTATAAAACAAAAAATAAAATATTGTAAATAAATATAGACACTTATGTCTACTGAATTAACCAATAAAGATTATACCAGTATCTTAAACTTTTATAAAATGAAAATTCCCAAATCGAAGCGACTTTTGAAGAAACAGGCAGAACAGATTATGGCTGAAAAACTGTGTAGATGTATTAAGAAGGTTGATCTTAGCAATGAGGCTAAATCAATTGGCATCTGTACTAAGACGATATTCAATAATAAGGGCTACACTCGCGGCAAATTTACTTGTAAAAAAAATCGGACGGTTAAGTTTAGAAGAAGCTAGCAAATAAAACAAAACAATATAAAAAATAAAAAAATAAATATACTTTAATGAATACCTTTATGAATAAAAAAAATAGTTACGATATTATTATTATTGGATCCGGAATTGCCGGTTTATATAGCGCTTACAACATTCAAAAACTTACTCCCAATACGACCTTTCTGGTTTTAGAAAAATACAAAAAAAATTGGATTGGTGGTCGAATTAATAATGAGGAGTTTTATGGCACCACTGTGGTTACGGGCGCCGGAATTGGTCGCAAAGATAAGGATCATTTGCTACAGGCGCTGCTAAAAGAACTACATATTGAATACACTGATTTCAAATTGGACGTTAATTATGCCTTACTTGATGGAGAGCCAGCGGATGTAAATAAGATTTTTCAAATGTTAAAAAAGGAGTATCTTAAACACGAAAAAAGTTTAAGAAAAACATTCAAGCAATTTGCTAAACCGCTTCTTGGTGCGAAATTATACGACCACTTTATTGAAACTATCGGATATACTGATTATGAAAACGAAGATGTATCACAGACTTTATATAAATATGGCATGGATGATAATACGGGCGGGTTAAATGGTCTTTATATTCCGTGGAAAAAATTAATCCAAACACTGGTTCACAAAATTGGCACGCAATTTATAAGGGCATCTAACAATGTTACCAGTATCAAAACAGTCTCCAATGAGACTTTAAGAAAATACGTATTAGAGACCGATAAAGGTCTAACATATTACTGTGATAAGGTTATATTGGCTACTACAATTACGGGTATACAAAAGTTGCTACCTCAAATACTAAATAAGACCCAATATAGCCTTTACAATTATATAAAAGGTCAGCCATTTTTGCGTCTGTATGCTAAGTTTCCTAAGGCATCGGCGGATATTATGCGGCAATATGTGCCAACATATACCATTGTTTCGGGTCCATTACAGAAAATAATACCCATGTCTAAGGAAAGAGGTGTTTATATGATTGCTTATTCTGATAACGCCAATGCCGAAGTTTTAAAGGATTATTTAGAGAATACTGCGAAAAACCGTTTGTTTTTTTCCAAGTTGTTAGAAGAGACACTAAGAATTCCTCCGAATACATTACAAATTACATCATTGCTTGATTTTTATTGGCCGATTGGCACACATTATTACACTCCTTTGCCGAGAGGGATTAAAGTAAATGAATATATACACGACGTTCAACATCCTTTACAAGATGTACTGGTTGTTGGCGAGGTTGTTGCGGAGAACCAAGGCTGGACAGAGGGTGCGCTAGATAGTGTTGCTAAAGCGCTGACAAAAAAATGGCTTTTTTTAAAATAAATAAAAAAAAAATTAAAAATAAATAATAAAAAATAAATAGTATAGTAATTTTTTATATACATTATAAAAAATTATATAAATTATAAATTATTAAAAAGGTTTAACGACTAAACCATTGGCTTTGTCCCTTAAATTCACCGAAACTGAGACCTAAAACATCAAAGTAAAATGCCTGTGTTGAATAGCCAAGAGATCGATAGTATTTATACATACGCATTGTCGATCCACCACCTGAACTTGATCCGTTCGCAATTAGTGAGCCGATTGTTTTGCTTCCATTCGCGCCCGATATTCTTAAAGTTCTTAAAAATCCTGCCATTTTATATTCTAACGCAATATTTTATTTTTTTTAAAGATCTTGAACCAAATAATATCCATGGTAGCCAATTGCCGCCATTCCCAACATTAATAGTAGTTCAAAGAATTTTCTAGGTGTTTCTAAACCTTGGAATCCAATGTATACTAACAAAGGTCCGATAATAAGGAAATGGATGTAATTCACCCACGCACTTTGTCCCTGTTTGTATTTATTATAAGCTAAATACATATGATATATTGTGATGAATGCGCCTAATACTAGCAAAAATGGAAACATTAGTTTTGATATTGTATCTCTCTTGATTCCTACATATAAAAAGAGAGGTCCCACTAACAAAATGTGGAATAAATGTACAATAAAATACTTGTCAATTTTCATGATTATATTTTATACCTATATATTATATTTTATAAGTATATTTTATAGGTGTATATTATAATAATGGCTTTCAAATATTCAAATGTCCAGCACAAACATCATGGTCCGAATAAAAAGACCCGTAAGGTTCATATTGTTGGCAGCAAAGGCTACAAATGTGTCGCACATTTTAGACGCGGTAAAAAAACACATTATACCAGGAAGCAACTAACAAAAACGGAAATAAATATGATACAAAATGGCAAATTTGTTAAAGGATTGTTTAATGATTGTCAGCCTACTAAAAAGTAGAATCATCGTCTTCATCTATTTCATTTGTGTCTTCTTCATCTATTTCATTTGCTCCTATTTCATTTGTGTCTTCTTCATCTATTTCATTTGCCCCTATTTCATTTGCTTCTGAGTCTTTCAAGTGATCCAACGCGCTCAATATAATCAATTCTTGTGATGTTAGTTTTTGGAATATGATAACATCATCCATCTTGAAATTATAATGTCGGTGCATAAAATTCTTACATGTTATGAATACTCCTTCGTCCGTAATTTTAATGTCACATACAATCCCGCATTGGTTCAGTGGCAAATGATCCGGGTCTATAATTGGTATCCAACGCACAAATCCACCGTGCTTCAAATCCGTCAACTCATCCACATATTTGTAGCCTTTTAGCTTACCCAAGTACTCTAATGCTACAGGTTTGTCTAATTTCAACTCTTGTATTATTCTCCAATTCATTTCTCTAATTTTCTCTGTCGTAAAATTTATGATACTTTCGTTTGAATTATTGTCGAGCGCTTTCTCGAGCTTGTCTATATCTAATGAATTTGGTTTAATATTGTTAGTATTGTTAGTTAGTTTTGTCTCATTATTGGTTGTTTTATTATTCATTTTAAAAGAACTCATAAATTTTATATAATAATTTATATAATAAAATAAGTTTAAATATTTTATTATATTATATTCTAATCTAACACTATTCAAATGATTTGTCGTTTTTTAAAAAAAAATATTTTGTTGTTTTCTTTTAGATACAACCGATGAAGATGATGTATATAATGCGTTACACAATGATGCGAATCTTACCGAAGAGGATGTGCGAGTAACGTCTCCGTCTCCGTCATTGCTTGATAATAACAATGATAATCGATACAATTTAAGCGACGAACCGGATGTTTCATATCACCAAATATATCATATATATTATAAGTAACAATATATTATAAGTAACAATATATTATCTGTAACAATATATTATCTGTAACAATATATTATCTGTAACAAGGTTTTTACCAACTTTGTCCAAAGGGTGACGCGAAAGCACCGCCATCATTTGCCGCCATCGGACCCATATCAGAACCGTCCATTCCAGGAGTAGCCGCACCAACTAGTGGTGTATTATCATTCTGATACATGCTGTTGAAATCCGGGCTAGACTGTTGTGGCAATGAGCTAATCGATGTTGTTCCCATGGAATTCATTGATTGGTTCATTGCGCTTTGTGGTTGCTGTTGTTGCGAAATCGGCTGCGAGACTTTGACATTGCCTTGTCCCTTCTTTCCCTTCTTCTTTGTGTCTTGTGGTCCATTCCAAAGCTCCGTAATTCGGTCAACAATGATGCTTACCTTCTCACCCAATTTGGTCTGAAGACTTAAGACAATCACAAGGAATGCTAATATAATATTCGTAACACTGAAGTCGCTGTATTTTTCGCCACTATGTGTCGGGATAAATGTTACCATTCGATGAATAATGAGTATGCCTAGAAACATGACAATCACTTGGCCGATTATTTCTGCTAAAATTTCGGGGCTGCCCTTTGCGTCGTCGGCTTCCGGGACGTAATGCTGTATTAATTTATTCATGATTACAATCGGGATTAAGGCTAAAACCGCATATTGAACTATATTTGACATTTCTGATTTGGAGGTTTCGTCAAAATTAAACACATGCTTGAAAAATCCCGGCTTCCCATTGGTTGACTTTGTTAATTCTTCTAAACTATCCATATTTCTTATATAGGGTATAATAAGAAATAAAAAAGTGTAAATAAGTGTTTTCTTTGTTTTTTAAACAAAGTATCTTTAAAACAAGTTAAACAATACTTATTTAACTTATTTATAATGAGTGAACATTTGTTAGAAGCGAGCAACTTTAGCGAAGCAAAAGAAGAAGACCAATACTTAAATCTTATTAAAGAGATTTTGTCAAGAGGCACTTGGGAGGAAGGCCGCAATGGACGAACAAAGAGTATTTTTGGTAAGTCGATGCGTTTCTCTTTGGCGAACGGTAAGATACCAATTTTGACTACCAAGAAGACCGCTTGGAAGACATGTTTGAAAGAATTATTATGGTTTATTAGTGGCAAAACGAGCAACAAATTACTTTTAGACCAAGGTGTTCATATTTGGGACGGAAATGCGTCTCGTGAATTCTTAGATTCAAGAGGTTTGAACCATTATGAAGTGAACGAGTTGGGGCCAATATACGGCCATCAATGGCGTCATTTTAATGCGAAATGGCAGGGAGATGCTCACGATTATAGTGGCGAAGGTGTCGACCAGTTACAGCAGATTATTGACGCTCTTAAGGACCCGAAGCAGCGGACGAGTCGGCGTCTCATAATGACAGCGTGGAACCCTTTACAGTTGGATGAAATGGCTCTTCCTCCGTGCCATAATTTTTGTCAGTTTAATGTTCATGATGGAAATAAATTGAGCTGCATGATGGTGCAGAGGTCATGTGATTTTTTCTTAGGAATTCCGTTCAATATAGCATCATATTCACTCTTGACACATCTAATAGCAAAACATTGTGGATTAGAAGCATATGAGTTTGTTCATTTTATGGGTAATTGTCATTTATACGAAAATGCCATTGATGCTGCTGAATTACAAATTACAAGAGAACCATTTGACTTTCCAACTGTAACTATTAAACAAGTTAGAGAAAATATCAATGATTATCAAGTAGATGATTTTATTATAAACAATTATCAATCGCACGATGCTATTAAGGTTGAAATGGTTGCTTAAAGCCAGTCGCTACGCTTTTTACTTCGTTAAAAAACCACCTGATTTCTTCGCTTCCTACAGTATTTCCTCGAACTCCCATTTGTATACTTACATGAACGCTTTTTAAGACATTGTGTCTTTTTTACCTTTCTACAATGCGACAGTTTTACGCGCTGTCTGTATATGCTTCTGTTTGGCGCCAAACGCCTGTTTCTAGTTCTAGTTACAACCTTTTTGCCTAATCGTTTTTCTAATGGAATTTCCTTCATTTCAATGTCGCCTGATATAGGTGACCTATCTTTTGATTTTCTTGTAAATGTAAACATATAATATTACAAGAAAAATATATTAATTTTAAGTTTTTTATATAGGTTTAAACAAGTGTCATTGACTTTTGCTGTTGTAAACATTTTTCACCACAACATTCTACAAGCAAACCATTTGCGTAAACGCCATAGTTTTTATCATGGTAATCTTGTAAAGCAAAGTTGTAAATCATGTATTTACCTTTTGGCTCGTAAACTGTGAACTTGGCATCCTTATATGCCTGTAGTTTGTACTTTCCATCATATTCCTTTTTATTCAAACACTTACCATCTAGCTCATCTATTAAAATAGAATGTCTTCCAGTAATTACTAAATCCGCAAATAATTCATTGTATTCTGACTTGGAAGCCTTATATAACTGGTCTGCCATTCTTGTAGTGCTTGCTGTATGGAATATTTCTTCCTTCGCAATCACAGTGATTGGTTTTAATCCATGTTTAAATGTTTGGATCAAATCACCCTTTTTTAATTCTTGAATACGAACATACCCATTGCTTGTGAGAATTTGCGTGTCTTCTTTGAAACAAATCATTGAGCCTGGATAGTCATACCAGTTACTAAATGAATTTGATTCGTTGCTATACAAGTCATTAAAAGCCTTGATTTTTATTTTTGACACTCCGTTTAACCCTTGAATTGTTAAGGGACTGCTTGTTTGTGCTGGTGATAACAGAGTAAAATTAGAGAATGGCTGAACTGTAACGATATTGTTATTAATTATGATGCTACTGGTTGAGTAAGCATAATTTGTTATACTTGAGTCGGATGGATTTTGATTAAAACTGATAGAAGTAACTCCGTTCAAGGTTACAATACTTGTAATTGTGGGTTCAGCGGGTGGTTGTAAATTAATAAACATAGCTGAAACACCCGTGGATGCGCTACTTGAACCAGTAACATTAATTGCCTTAATTCTGAATGTGTAATTGGTTCCACTTGTTAATCCTGAAGCAGGAATAGTTAAGGGACTAGTGAGTTGCGCAGGACTTAAAACTGTGTAACTAGTTCCATCGATGCTCCAAGAATAATTTGTAATGGTTGTGTCTGCTGGTGTTTGTGTGAAACTAATGGAAATGGTTGGATTGACACTTGTCGGTGAAATTCCATTGATACTGGAAATTGTGGGTTCTGTGGGTGCTTGCTTATAGTTAACGTTAACACTGGCAATATTGGTAATCAATTCTGTTGTGTATCCATAAGAACTAGTATATGCGTATATATCAAGTAAAGGAGCATTTGCCGTCATAAACACGTAAAGACCGGTAAAATCAAAATTTAAGAATTTCCCGTTTATATTAGTTTGAACAAATGTGTTTGTTCCATTAAATGTACTGTAAAATGTATCATCTGTTGTTATTGTGCTATTATTTCCAACCCAACCAATGATTGGGTTATAATAAGTGCCAGTGCCAATACTTTGATAATAGACTTGTATCATACCTACAGTAGTTACTTTTATTACAATAGTAAAAGGAGTATCTGTATCATTACCATAATAGGCACCGACAGTAGATATAAATAAATTATTGTTACTATCAAAATAATACTTGATTGTGCTTCTCGCGTCAAACGAAAAAAATCGCAATGTGTTTAACGGTGTTTGTAAATTTGTTCCACTACTATTGCCATTAAAACTTGTAAACTCTAACCAACCATTCGTTGAAATACTTAAAGAATTGTAAGTGGTGTAACTATTTGTTACTAAATTATAATATCTAAAATTCTTACCAGTTAAATCAATGGTATATCCATTATCGTCGATTCCGGTTGCCAATGTAGTAGATGTAACTCCCGTATCATATGCTAATGTATTATTTGATTCATATATATTATAAAGCATCATTTGTTGAATTGTGATACCACCGGCAAACATTTGCTGAATTGTGATACCCGCGTCAAGCATTTGCTGAATTGTGATACCACCGCTAACCATTTGTACTAGTGTGATTCCATTTGATAACATTTGCTGGATTGTGATGCCGCCGACATACATTTGTGCTGGCGTAACACCACCTGTGAACATTTGTTGAATTGTGATACCTCCGGCAAGCATTTGTGCTGGCGTAACACCACCTGTGAACATTTGTTGAATTGTGATACCTATATCAAGCATTTGTTGAATTGTAATACCACCGGCATACATTTGTGCTGGCGTAACACCACCTGTGAACATTTGTTGAATTGTGATACCTACGGCCAGCATTTGTTGAATTGTGATACCAGCGGCAAGCATTTGCGCTGGTGTAATTCCTGCTGCGAACATTTGCTGAATTGTAATACCAGCGGCAAGCATTTGTGCTGGCGTAGCACCACCTGTGAACATTTGCTGAATTGTGATACCTATATCAAGCATTTGTTGAATTGTAATACCACCGGCATACATTTGTGCTGGCGTAAGGCATCCTTTATATTGTATTTGAGTAGTAAAATCGAAATTTAAGAATTTACCGTTTATATTACTTGGAACAAATACGTTTGTTCCATTAAATGTGCTATAAAATATATCATCTGTTGTTATTGTGCTATTATTTCCTACCCAACCAATGATTGGAGTTCTAGAGCCACTGCCAATACTTTGATAATAGACTTGTATCAGACCTGTAGGATTTACCTTTATTACAATAGTAAAAGGAGTATCTGTAGCATTATTCCAAAAGGAACCGACAGCAGAAATAAATAAATTATTGTTACTATCAAAATAATACTTGATTGTGCTTTTCGCGTCAAACGAAAAAAATCGCATTGTATTTGTTGGGAGTTGATTGCTAGTTCCACTTCCGGATTCTGCTATACTAGATGAAAATCCTAACCAACCATTCGTTGAAATACTTAAAGAATTGTAAGTGGTGTAACTATTTGTTACTAAATTATAATATCTAAAATTCTTACCAGTTAAATCAATGTTATAAACTCCCGTATCAACGTTGGTTGCCAATGTAGTAGATGTAACTGCCGTATCGTATGTTAACGTATTCGTTGATTCATAAATAAAAGAATCAGATAGTTGCTGAATAGTGAAACTGGCTAGCAATTGTTGAACAGTTACTCCTTCTGTGAATAATTGTTGAATAGTTACACCTACTGCGAACAATTCTTGAAAAGCTATACCCGCGGCAAGTATTTGCTGAACTGTGATACCACTGGCAAACATTTGCTGAATTGTGATACCCGCGTCAAACATTTGCTGAATTGTGATACCAGGAACAGTAAAATCAAAATTTAAGAATTTACCGTTTATATTACTTTGAACAAATGCGTTTGATCCATTAAATGTGCTGTAAAATATATCGTCTCTTGTTATTGTGCTGCTATTATTTCCGACCCAACCAATGATTGGTGTAGAATTAGCAGTTCCTAGACCACCAATACTTTGATAATAGACTTGTATCAGACCTGTAGGAGTTACCTTTATTACAATAGTAAATGGTAAATTTGTAGTTGTATTAGAAGCATATCCAACAAAAGAAATAAATAGATTATTATTACTATCAAAATAACCTCCAATTGTGCTTACCGAGTCAAATGAAAAAAATCGTAATGTATTTGTTGGGAGTTGATTGCTAGCTCCATTTGAGCTTTCTGATATATTAGATGAAAATCCTAACCAACCATTTGTTGAAATACGTAATTTATTATAAGTGGTGTAACTATTTGTTACTAAATTATAATATCTAAAATTCTTACCAGTTAAATCAATGGTATATCCATTATTGTCAATCCTGGTTGCCAATGTAGTAGAAGTAACTATCGTATCGTATGTTAATGTATTCGTTGATTCATATATATTATACAGAAACATTTGTATTGGACTGACACCTCCGTCGAACATTTGCTTAATTGTGATACCACCTGTATACATTTGTTGAATTGTGATACCACCGCCAAGCATTTGTCCTGGCGTGATACCATTTGAGAACATTTGCTGAATAGTGACACCGCCGGCAAGCATTTGCTGAACCGTGACACCTCCTGCGAACATTTGCTGAATTGTGATACCCGCGTCAAGCATTTGCTGAATCGTGTAGTATCCATTTGTAATTAAAAAATTTACAACAGATTGATTATAAAAACTACTCTCAGTATAATTATATGGTGATGCATTTAATTGGGTAGGTGTTAATCCAATCATTAAATAATCTAATAATGAATAAGTAAGACTTGCTAAGTTTGTATTTGTTATCGTTGACTTGTTTTTGTAATAATATGAATTGTATTCTGTAATAAAATATCCCCCTATAAGACCATTATTAGCATTTGCTAAAACTTGTACTGGATACAATCTTTGTGTAGTAGTTCCGTCTCCCAATTGACCACTACTGTTTAAACCAACCGCGAAAACTGAACCATTTCTTAGCAAAAAGACTGTGTGATTTGAACCGCATGATATCTGTACAACATTAGTTAAAAACGTAGTCGCATTTGTTTTCACTTGTACTGGATACAATGTTTGTGTAGTAGTTCCGTCTCCTAATTGACCATTAGTATTTGAACCAACTGCTAAAACTGTGCCGTCATTTTTGAAAAAGACTGTATGATATAAACCGGCTGAAACTTGTACAACATTAGTTAAAAACGTAGTCGCATTTGTTTTCACTTGTACAGGATATGTACCAACAACAGTAGTTGTAGTAGTTCCGTTTCCTAATTGACCATTACTATTGGAACCAACTGCGAAAACTGAACCGTTTCTTAACAAAAAGACTGTATGACTTGCGCCGCATGCTACCTGTACAACATTAGTTAAAAACGTAGTCGCATTTGTTTTCACTTGTACTGGATATGTACCAGCAACAGTATTTGTAATAGTTCCGTTTCCTAATTGACCACTTGTGTTTAAACCAACTGCGAAAACTGAACCATTGCTTAGTAAAAAGACTGTATGAATTGAACCGCATGCTACCTGTACAACATTAGTTAAAAACGTAGTCGCATTTGTTTTCACTTGTACTGGATATGTACCAGCAACAGTATTTGTAGTAGTTCCGTTTCCTAATTGACCACTTGTGTTTAAACCAACCGCGAAAACTGAACCGTTTCTTAGCAAAAAGACTGTATGAGTTGAGCCTGCTGAAACTTGGACAACATTACTTAAAGGTGTTCCAGCGCTGGCTAAAACTTGGACTGGAAACAGTTTGTTTGTAGTACTAGTAGTTCCGTCTCCTAATTGACCGTTACCATTATAACCAACTGCGAAAACTGAACCGTTGCTTAGCAAAAAGACTGTATGACTTGAACCGGATGAAACTTGGACAACATTTCTTAAAGGTACTTCAGCACTGGCTAAAACTTGTACTGGAAACGGTTTGCTTGTAGTAGTTCCGTCTCCGAATTGACCACTAATATTTGAACCAACTGCGAAAACTGTGCCATTATTTTGCAAAATGGTTGTATAAGAACTTACTTGTCCAAGAACAAATTGGTATGTATCAATATTGTTGCTAAAATACTTACCTACTAAATCTTGGTTTCCGGATTCTAAAATCCAATTTCCACCAAAATCCGGCGACCCAGTATTATCATTGGATGAATTTATCTTTATTTGAAACTGTTTTCCTAAATAATCAATAACATAATTCCAATCCGGGCTAGAATTTATGTTACAGCCCATCAAATCTAGGTTCTTGGCTTTTAATGTGTTTTTGAAATACGACAACAATGACTTGTATTTTGACCATGTTTCTAAAGTAGGATCCTGGGTTTCCACATTTGTTAAAACAGAATTTCCAAATGAGCTAACCAATTGATACGTATTCAACTCGTAATTTTCTTCAAAAATACCTACACTGTCATATGTTTTCACGGGTATCTTGGCTACAAGTGTTTCATAGGTGTCTGTTTCAAAGTCAACTAAAACAAAATCAACACCCGGGAGCAAAGATTGTGTAACAGTCTGAACATCTTTAACGCGATTATCTACTAGCAGTAATTGCATTTTATATAATATTGTTATATAAATTTTATTACAAATAATATGTATTTATCCACTTTTAAGAAAAGTGGAGCAAAACATTAGAACAAAAGGTGGAACAAAAAGTAAAATATAATTAAAGGGTTTTGCTCTACTTTTTTCCTAAGAAAAGTAGAAAAAGTAAAATATAGTTAAGGAATTTTGCTCTACTTTTTTTGTTGTAATGTTTTGCTCTACTTTTCTTAAAAGTAGAAGTGCGTAAACTATTTAGAAACAAATTGTTATTAATAATTATATTTACCAATGAGCCAAAACAGAGCAGTACAAGCAGCACAACGCAGGCGAGCAGGGGCTCCGGAACCCGCCGCACCTGGCCGAGGCCCTCAGCCCTCCATTAATTCTTCGCAAATGTTTTCACAGCCCCAAGGGCAACAACAACAAGTTAGACCTGGAACGAGCGGCCGTTTAGCCGGCCAACAAGCCCAATTACAACAGCAACAAATGCAGCAGCAAATGAAGCAACAAATGCAGGAGCCCAAGGATCAGGGTCTAGCCAGTGTCAACCGAATGACTTTAGCACAAGCGATTACCCTAATTACTCTACGTTTAGGCAAAGTTGAGACCCATTTACACGAGCAGGATCAGTCACATTTTGCCAATCCGGGGCTCGATAGTGGCATTATTGATGTCATTATGTCGCGATTAGAGGCACTTGAAAACCAAAGTCAAAATCCTGCTACAAATACTTCTGCTAGTGCTAGCTCTTTAGAAGTCACTGCTCTGAAACAAAATATCGAAGTATTAAAGAGCGCAGTTTCGCAATCCAAATCTGCTGTTGTAGGGCTAACAAATGAGCACAAGGCTTTAAAGAATGAGGTCGAGGCATTGAAGTCCGAATTGGCTGCTTTACAAAGTATGACAATGGAAAACAATCAACAAATCATGCAGCTTAGTTTGGCTGTCGATTTAGATCCTGAATTAGAATTAGAAGAGGCTTCCAATGATGAGGAGTCGAATGATGATGCTTCTGAAGAGAACGAGACTACTAATACTAGTGAAATTGCCGGCACCGATTTGAAGGAGCTGATTGAGAAGGAACTTAAACTCTAATAAACTATAAACTATAAACTATAAACTATAAACTATAAACTATAAATAGAATAGAAAGAAACAAAAATAAAAATAAATTACAAATCTATACAAATATATTTGTAATTTTATAAAAATGGATTGAAATGCTTAATACTTCATTTATAATAGAAGTACTTATGGTTTATTACCAATTCGAATATAGTATATGAAATCAAATGGCGTTGATGGTGTGCTATCCGAACCATTGTTAGCTATTAGAGTAATTGGATAAGTTATTCCGGGCTTTAATCCAGAAATTACTAAAGGATTGGCAGTTGAATTTGTGAATGTATATGTTTCACCATTGTCTATGCTGTATTTAAATCCGGTTACACCAGTTTCTTGTAGCAGATATTGAGTATAATAACATTTTATTAAACCGGAAACATAAGACACCCGGTTAATAACTGGAGTAGAAATAGGAATAGTAATAGTAGAAGAAAATTCATCTGACTCACTACTTGAGCCAGAAATGTTAATTGCTTTAATTCGGAATGTGGAACTTGAACGACTATTTAATCCGTTGGGAGGAATAGTTAAAGGGTTTGAACTTTGCGATGGACTTAACACATTGTAAGGTATCTTTCCATTTATGATGTAAGAATAATTTGTAATGCTCGTGTCAGATGGATTTGCGAAACTAATTGAAATATTTTTGTTTTCGGGGTTACCATTTACACTGGTAATTGTTGGCGCAAGGGGAGGCATGTAAAAAGTTCTTGAAACACTTGTGGAAGCGCTACTAGAACCAAGCATGTTAATTGCCTTAATTTGGAATGTGTAACTGGTGCCACTAATTAATCCAGTGGCAGGAATAATTAAAGGACTAGATGTTTGCGATGGACTTAAATCAGTGTAAGGTGTCTCTCCATTTATACTGTAAGAATAATTTGTAATGCTCGTGTTAAACGGGTTTGCGAAACTAATCGAAACAGTTGGATTTAGACGCGTCGGCGAAGCTCCATTTACATTTATAATTCCAGGTGCTTCGGGTGGTTGGTCTACTAATAACACTGGACCATATGGTTCGGAAGCATCACTAGAATAAACTCTGCCAATTGCTTTTACCCTAAAAGTATAATATGTTCCAGTTGTCAATCCACCAATTTGTAAGGGACTAGTTGATTGAATTGGTGAAAATGGTGTGTAAGTTATTCCATCTATACTCCAACTATAGTTAATATTAATATCACTTGTAGCTTCTAGATAAATTGTCGCAGTTTGTCCTGATACAGTTACATTACTAATTAGAGGTTTAGAAGGGTTTAATGGAACAAGATTTGTAAAAAAGGATGGCAAAATGCTTTTGTTACTAGAATTTACATCATAATAAGCAGTATCGTTTGTATTTGTGAAATTATTACTAGAAATTGCTGGTATATTTCCCATAAATGTAACTTCTGTTAAACTGGAACAGTCTTGGAACGCACGATTGTTAATACCTTGAATACTTTTAGGGATAGTAACGCTTTGTAAACTTGAACAGCCTTGGAACACACTATTGTTAACAGCTGTAAAATTCATGGGAATAGTAAAACTTTGTAAACTGGAACAGCCTTGGAACCATCTGATTCCAAATAAAAAAATAGTATTTGGGATAGTAACGCTTTGTAAACTAGAACAACCTTGAAACGCACTATTGTTAATATTAGAAATACTGCTCGGAATAGTAACATCTGTTATTTTAGAACAGTCTTGGAAGCCACTAGGGTCAATCAATACAACATTATTTGGAATCATAATGCTTTCTAAACTAGAACAGCCTTGGAAGACACTAGCATTAATAAGATTAAAATCGCTAACTTTTGGTAAAAGAACGCTTGTCAAGGAAGAACAGCCTTGGAACGCGGAAGCACCAATCGATGTAAGAATAGATGGAATAGTTATGCTTGCTAAAGCAGAACAGCCTTGGAACGCACTAACACCAATCGATGTAACATCAATCGGAATAGTCACGCTTGCTAAAGCAGAACAGCCTTGGAACACGGAAGTGGCAATCAATGTAACACTAATCGGAATAGTAACGCTTGCTAAAGCAGAACAGTTTTGGAACGCACTAATACCAATCGCAGAAACACTATTTGGAATAGTAACATTTGTTATTTTAGAACAGCCTTGGAACGCACTAACACCAATCGATGTAACCTGTTTTTCTGAAACAAAAGATGGAATAGTATAAGTACTGTTAGATAATCCAATCGGATACTGAACCAAACTGGCAATGGGTCCACTAGTATTAAATAACACATTGTTAATTACTGAAAAACTAGTGTTACCTGTAGCAACTGCAAAGCTTGTTAGTTTAGAACAACCTATGAACGCTCCGGTGTCAATAGTTGTGACAGTAGCTGGAATAGTATAAGTACTGTCAGATAATCCAATCGGATACTGAATCAATCTAGTTTTAGTAAAATTAAATAACACATTGTTCAATACTGAAAAATTAGTGTTACCTGTAGCAACTGCTATGCTTGCCAAACTAGAACAACCTAGGAACGGACTTGTGCCACCGGTACTACCAATGGACGTAACACTACTAGGAATAGTAACGGCTGTTAAACTGGTACAACCTTGAAACGCACTATTGCCAATATTTATAACACCAGTCGAAATAGTAATGCTTGTTAAACTAGAACAATCTTGAAACGTATTTCGGGAAATAACTGTAACACCAGTCGGAATAGTAACGCTTGATAAATTGAAACAACCTTGGAACGCAAAAATGCCAATGCTTGTAACACCAGTCGGAATAGTAACGCTTGCTAAAGCAGAACAACCTTGGAACGCACCCCCCCCTATTAATGTAACCGTATTTGGAATCGTAACGCTTGTTAAAGCAGAACAGTTTAGAAACATATTGGTATTAATGCTTGGAATATTACCTAGAATAGTAACGCTTGATAAATTGGAACAGCCTTGGAATACAGAAGTGCCAATGCTTGTAACCGTGCTTGGAATCGTAACGTTTGTTAAACCAAAACAGTCTTGGAACGCATTATTACTAATTGTTGTAATATTACTTGGAATAGTAATACTTGTTAGACTGTAACATCTACTGAACATAGCTACACCAATGGTTGTAAAATTTGTATGTGTTGGTAAGTCAACACTTGTTAGATTGTAACAGTCTTGGAACGCACTAACTTCAATAGTTTGAACCGTGCTTGGAATAGTAATACTTGTTAGACCAAAACATTGATTGAACGCGCTTGCGCCAATCGTTGTAACACTGGAAGGAATAGTATAACTAGAATTATAAAGTCCATTATTATATAAAATCAATCTAGTCTGATCTTTATTAAATAACACATTGTTTAATACTGAAAAATTAGCGCTATCTGAATCAACCGAAATGCTTGTTAGGTTTACACAGCCTTGGAACATAGCAGAAATACTTGTAACAGTTCTAGGAATAGTAAAGCTTGTTATACTAGTACAGTTATAAAATGCGCCAAAAGAAAAAGTTGTAACATTTGATGGGACAGTATTAATTACTAAACTGCTACAGTTTGCAAATGTTTGTTGACCAATTGTTGTAACATGAATCGGAATATTAACATTTTCTAAACTGGTACATCCTTGGAATAATTGTGTTTGAATAATAGTAAAAAAGGAATTAGTAGGTAATGTAATTGTTTTTAAACTGAAGCAATTTCTGAAGGCACCGCTGCCAATGCTTGTAACAGTATTTGGAATAGTAACTTGTGTTAAACTGGTACATCTTTGAAACGCATTAATACCAATCGTTGTGACATTACTTGGAATAGTAATTCCGGTTAAACTGGTACAGCCTCTAAACATACTTGTTCCAATAGTAGTAAAACTTACATGTGTTGGTAAAGTAACGCTTGCTAAACTGGAACAGTCTTGGAACGTGGAAGAACCAATCGATGTAACGCTGTTTGGAATCGTAATGCTTGTTAAACTGGAACAGTTTTGGAACGGTTGTATGCCAATGCTTGTAACACTATTTGGAATAGTAACTTGTGCTAAGCTGGAACAGTTATAGAACGTACCAGTGCTAATACTTGTAACACCCATTGGAATCGTAATGCTGCCTGCTAAACTGGAACAGTTATAGAACGCATAAATGCCAATACTTGTAACAGTATTTGGAATCGTAATGCCTGCTAAACTGGAACAGTTATAGAACGCACTTTGGCCAATACTAGTTAAATTTGATGGTAAAGTAACGCCTGCTAAACTAGTACAGTTATAAAATGTAGAAGAGTTAATAATTGTAACACCCATTGGAATCGTAATGCTGCCTGCTAAACTGGTACAGTTATAGAACGCAGTAGTGCCAATACTAGTTAAATTTGATGGTAAAATAACGCCTGCTAAACTGGTACAGTTATAGAACGCATTAGTGCCAATACTAGTTAAATTTGATGGTAAAATAACGCCTGCTAAACTGGTACAGTTATAGAACGCATAAACGCCAATACTAGTTAAATTTGATGGTAAAATAACGCCTGCTAGACTGGAACAGTTATAAAACGCATAATCTGGAATACTTGTAACACCAATTGGAATCGTAATACTTCCTGCTAAACTGGTACAGTCAAAGAACGCATTTTGGCCAATACTAGTTAAATTTGATGGTAAAGTAATGCTTGCTAAACTGGTACAGTTTTGGAATGTAGAAGTGTTAATACTTGTAACACCAATTGGAATCGTAATACTTCCTGCTAAACTGGTACAGTTTTGGAACGCACTTAGGCCAATACTAGTTAAATTTGATGGTAAAGTAACGCTTGTTAATCTGGAACAGTTTTGGAATGTAGAAGCGTTAATACTTGTAACACCAATTGGAATCGTAATACTTCCTGCTAAACTGGTACAGTTTCGGAACGCACTTTGGCCAATACTAGTTAAATTTGATGGTAAAGTAATGCCTGCTAAACTGGTACAGTTAAAGAACGCTTGTATGCCAATACTTGTAACAGCATTTGGAATCGAAATGCCTGCTAAACTGGAACAGTTTTGGAACGCATTTTGACCAATACTAGTTAAATTTGATGGTAAAATAACGCTTGTTAATCTGGAACAGTTAAAGAACGCTTGTGTCTGAATATTAGTTATACTTGATGGTAAAGTAATGCTTTCTAAACTGGTACAGTTATAGAATGTATTAAAGTTAATTCCTGTAAAAAGAGGATTTGTAGGTAAAGTAACGCTTGTCAAACTGGAACAATCTTCGAACACATTACCGTTAATAAATGTAACACTATTTGGAATAGTTATGCTTGCTAAACTGGTACATTTTTGGAACGCATATTGACCAATAGCTGTAACATTACTAGTTCCTTCAAAAGTAACGCTTGTTAAAAGGGTATAGTTTTTGAACGAATTAGAATTAATAGTAGTAACATTATAAGTAGTATCAGACACTGTTATTGTTGGTGGTATAGTAACTGTTGTAGTAGCTGCCGCACCGGCACTAGCTCCAGTAACTGTCGCAGTTAAACTGCCTACAAATAGCATATAAGTAATACCATTAACTGTAGCACTCATTTATACTATATGTAATTAAAATAAATCATTATAAATAAATGATTCTAAATAAATCATTATAAGTAAATTAAAAAAACATATTAAACCCTTTTTGATTTATAAATATAATATACTAACTATCATGTCATTTGGAAAATATACATATGGAACTCCTACTATACTGTGGTCAAACGAGAATGCGAAATTGGTTGTAGGGAATTTCTGTTCAATCGCACATGGTGTTACAATTTATTTAGGCGGCAATCATAGAACCGATTGGGTCACAACATATCCGTTTGGTCATATACATCAATATAAATTTGATAATTTTAATGGTGAAGGTCATCCTGGCACAAAGGGAGATGTAATCATTGGCAATGATGTATGGATCGCGAATAATGTAACAATTATGTCGGGTATAACAATTGGCGACGGCGCTATTATCGCAAATAATAGCCACGTGGTTAAGGATGTGGAACCCTATAGTTTAGTAGGCGGTAACCCGGCGAAAATGATTAAATACCGTTTCACGCCTGAACAAATCGAACAATTGTTGGAAATCAAATGGTGGGATTGGTCAGACGACAAAATAAACAAACATACTCCATTGTTGTGTAATCATAATATTGATGAATTTATTAAAGCGGCATTGGCGACTCAGAGTTTATAAAACAAAAGTATAAAACAAAAGTATAAGAAAACATATTAGACATAATCTTTCATTATTAATTACTTGATACTAACAAATAATGAAACTAACAATCGAAAATAAGGCTAAATTAGAAATGTTTGTTGCGCTGTTCCAGCTGCTTAAAAATTGGGGTTCCTATTTGAGTCTACAATTTAACAACGAAGAGTTGTATATTCAGTCGATGGACAAGTCGCATATTTGCCTATCTAGCATTGTAATTAAGGCGGCATGGTTTTCCGAATACAGTGTTTCAGAGGGGACGAATTTGAGTGTTGATGCTGCCAGTTTTGCGACAATGATGAACTACGCATTGAAACACAATCGCCTGGAAATTACAGAATCAGGTGCGGATAAGCTGTGTATCAATTTACTGAATGGTGAAGATTTAAAGACAGTTAAAGACAATTTCGACCATTTCTTCGAACTGCCGCTCATGGATGTCGAGCATGAGACGCTATTGATACCCGAAGTGGACTATGATGTTGAGTTTACAATGGATGCGAAGAAGTTTGGTGAGCTGATTTCGGAGCTGATGGTATTTGGACCGAATCTGAATATTGTATGTACCGAGGACTTATTAGAACTGAATGCGAATGGTGAAGCGGGCAAACTGAAGGTGAATGTGCCGATTGATAGCCTGAATGAGTTTGCGATTTCGGAGGGAGAGAAGCTGGATATTTCGTATAGTTTAATACACATTGGCAAGATGTGTTTGTCGTCAAAGTTGGGTAACGAAATTAGTTTGGGAATTAGTGCGGAATATCCGATGGCTTTAAAATACAGTTTAGGCGAAGGCAGCACAGTGGCGTTCTTTGTGGCGCCGAAGATTGTGGATTAAAGCGCAAATGAAATAGTAGCGACTGTTTTTTAAAGAAGTAAAAAGCGTAGTAAAAATTAAAATAAAATAATAATATTTGATTATTTTAAATGGCGTCACAAGGAAACGACTCTGATAGCGGATACGGAACAACTTTTTCAGATAATGACGACGCAATTGAGGGTAATGTTAAATCAGGTAAGTCGGCTTTTAAAAAGAAATCGACAGTTTACAAACTTACAGGTCCAGTATTACCAAAAAACAATATTACATCACGACTTGAAGCACACTCAATTAGGTCGGCTATGTTGGCAAATAAGTATCCTAGTGCTGACGATCTTGGGATAAGGATAGCAGTCCGTGATGCTAACAGAGAAGTTAATAGTGAAACAAGATCAGCATTTGTTAAAGACGATGCGGCAAGACGGGCTGAAATAATAAAACTATTTGAGGAATGGGAACGATACAACCCTCCTGACACTCGGGTTAGATTTTCTGAAGACCCTCCTAAGGTAGGAACAGCAAAACGAGATTCTATGGGTATCGAACCAGTAACAGTAGACCAAGATAGAAGAGAAAAGGCACAAGATGTTGCTAACAATGTAGCAAATATTTTATTTGAATTACTTAAAGATATACCTGCTGACCAAGTAAATCGTAAAATGGATGAAATAATTGCCAACGCATCACCCGTTAATACTAATTTAAAAAACCCTAATGAATTAACATCGAGGAAAATAAATCACTTGTATAATGCTGATTTATTTGAAAAGGCAGTGAACATGGCATTTGACAGAATTAATGGATATCGATTGCGCCTTGATGTTCGTGCTTTTAAATATACTAAGGATATTATCAATAGCATTAAGGATAGATTATACTCTTGGGTGTTTGGTGGTGCTAGTGTAGGTGGATATTCTAGTATAAAAACACAAACTAAAAGAAGAATTAATAACAAAAAACGCAGTAAAAAGAGTAAAAGGAGTATAAAACGAATACGTAGTAATAAAAGTAAAAAACGAATATAACCTTCGTATAAACTGGTGAATTATATTATTATTTTTATGTAAATGTTAGAAATAATAATAGGTTTTTTTGTATTTTGTATCATTCTCTTCTTCTATTTACACATCCATTTTCACTTGAAAACCAGCAATGACCTAGAAATCTATGAAATCGAGCAAGCATCCAAAGACAAAATGGAGGAAATCTGCGACTTAAGGCAACCCGTGTTATTCGACTGCGATGAAGACACTGAGAAAATTACCAGGACAACGAGCCAATCCTATTTGCTAGATAATTACCCCATATTTGAAGTCAAGATACGGGAATCAAATTTAAGCGAAGCAAAAGACGACGAAAACATGTTTTTACCGCTGCCCCTACATGTCGCGACAAAACTGTTCCAAGATGACAAAAATGCTACCTACTTCAGTGAAGGTAATACTGAGTTTTTGTTGGAAACCGGCGCGCAAAAGAATATGTCGTATAATGACGAATTTCTGCGGCCATTTTTAGTGTCAAATTGTAACTATGATATTATGATGGGGTCTGCTGGTGTGGAAACACCGTTGCGCTATGAAATCAATTACAGGAACTACTTTCTAGTCACACAGGGGTCTTTAAAGGTGAAATTGGCGCCGCCAAAGAGTGGGCGATATTTGTATCCGGTTAAGGACTATGAGAACTTGGAATTCAGGGCGCAGGTTAATCCTTGGAACCCGCAGGCCAAATTTAGAGCCGATTTTGACAAGGTGAAGTGCCTTGAGATTGTATTGACGCCAGGCAAATTCCTGTTTATTCCTGCTTACTGGTGGTATTCATTCAAATTTGCCGAAAATACGAGTGTGAGTAGCTTTAAATATAGGACGTATATGAATAATATTGCGATTAGTCCGCATATATTTATGTATGCTTTACAGAACCAAAATGTCGAGCGAAAGACTGCCAAACAAATCGATATTAAAACTTTACAGCAAAAAGAGGTTGTTGAAAATAAAGAGACAACCAATATATCGGAACTGAATACAAAAGGTCAAGGAGAAGGTGGAAAGATTGTAGAAACAAGCATGTCTGTTAAGAATGAAGTCACCGATGCCATCTTAGAAACTTTAGATACAGAAACTTTAGATACAGAAACCTTAGATAAAGACACTTTAGATACCTTAGACGCAATTAAAGGCAATCCATTTGTTAGTTCGATTTAATTATACAATACATAAATATTGCTGATGGAATAATATGGACAAATAGTAAATGTATAAATGTGACATAATAGTAGCACAATTCTCTAGGCTTCGTATTTGGTCTTGTATATTCCAAGGAAAAGTAGTTGTATTGCTCCTGACATTTGATATACGGGTTTGAATTCAGATTCATGATTTGGAAATACGTGATGACCCAATTGAATACAAATACGGAGACCATTAATGCTATCGTATAATACCATATTTTCTTATATTCGGGTTTGAACTCGTCAATATAATAAAATGTAATCAATCCTAAGACTATAGTAGCAAACAATACATCCAGTTTTTTTACTATTCCAAATGCTGTCATTTTGTGCCAGTGTACAATAGAAGAAAAAAATAGACACACGGATGCTCCAGTAAGCAAATAATATTTGTATTTATATGCGACAAAACTCGACGCTAAAATTAGGAACGATGTTAGAACACCCCATCTTGTAACATGTTGTGGCACTAACAATTGAGTTTTGTCATTTTTCATACTATTATAGAAGGACATCGAATACTTGGTTATTATATTATATAATGATATTAAAGGTATTTTATTAAATTATATAGAAAGTTATATACGAAGTTATATACGAAGTTATAATAAATATATTATCTAAATTACAAATAAATGTTATACAAAATTGTTATCGATGACCGAAGCTATAGCAAATGGCAAATTTATGATGCCCCTACTTTTACACCAGTTACACTCGATTTAGACCCTTGTGCCATGAGACTGTTTTCAGGTGATGTGTTTACTTATGATTCTGATAATAAAAACGATGCTGTAAATGATAATGTTATAACTATTGTTCACAGTTCAGTTCGCACTGTCGACAATATTCCCGCTGTCCTGATTCTTGCCGACAATAAGACCTATGGTCGGCATCCTAACAATAACAAATTACTCTACAAATGTATCCCCGACGACATCCGTATGCCTCCGTTTCTAGTGCCATATGAGCTGAAAAATGTCGGATTTTCCAAGGTTTTCGTTAATCTATATGTAACTATCCAATTCAAGGAATGGAACACAAAGCATCCCCAAGGCACATTGACCCAAGTTATTGGCCAGGTTGACGTGCTCGACTGCTTTTACGAGTATCAGCTGTATTGTAAAAGTCTGAATGCCTCTATCCAGCGATTACACAAGGACACTGCGAAGGCGGTCAAGGAAAAGGACGCGACGAATGACGCATTTATCGAGAATACTGCTTTTTTTGCCGGCATCGAACGTCGTATTGACTGGCCTGTTTTCACCATTGACCCCAAGGGCAGTTTAGACTTCGACGACGCATTCAGCATAAAACGCCTAGATAATGGTAACATACTCTTAAGCATTTATATCGCGAATGTTACTATATGGCTGGATGCGCTAAACTTATGGCAATCGTTTTCCAAACGCATCTCTACCATCTATTTGCCGGATAAAAAGCGGCCGATGTTGCCGACCATTTTGTCGGATTGTTTGTGCTCGCTCCAGGCGAATGCGAAGCGGTTTGCTTTTGTCTTAGATTTAGAAGTAGATTGTATTGGAGATAATGGTTACAATATTGGTTCTTACAAGTTCTCCAATTGTTTGATAAAAGTCACCAAGAATTTCGTGTATGAGGAGCCCGACTTGTTAAAGAATAAGCATTACACTTTGTTATTTGATGTTGTCACGCAGTTGTGCTCTAAAACCAAGTATATCAAGGGCATTCGTGACAGTCATGACCTAGTGTGCTACTTAATGGTGCTAATGAACTATACTTGCGCCAAGGAAATGCTTATGAAGAAGGTCGGGATATTTCGGTCTGCGCTAATAAAAAAGGACGTAAATCTTGTCGATACTACAGTAGTTCCCGATGAAGTGGGTCAGTTTATTAAAATATGGAATAGCACAGCGGGTCAATATATTGATATTTCGGCAAATTCGGACACCAATATTAGCCACGATTTGCTCGACCTGGACGCATATATCCACATTACGTCGCCAATTCGCCGTCTCGTGGACTTGCTAAATATTATTAAATTTCAGCAGGCATTTGGTCTTCATAAATTGTCCGACGGTGCGCTAACGTTCTATGATAGCTGGTTAAGAGAACTGGAGTATATCAATACGACGATGCGCGCCATTCGGAAGGTTCAAATCGACTGTAATTTGCTGAATTTATGCTTTACAAATCCGGATATATTGGAGCCACTGTATGACGGATATTGCTTTGATAAATTAGAGCGGAATGATGGGCTGTTTCAATACATTGTGTTTTTGCCGGAGCTTAAAATTACGTCGCGGATTACGTTGCGTGACAATTTAGAAAACTATGAGAAGCGAAAATATAAGCTGTTTGTTTTCACGAATGAGGATAAAATGAAGAAGAAGATACGACTTCAACTTACGTAAGAGTTAACGTAAGAAATGACAAAGACTTTTATATATATACTATAAATTATGAATGATACTGATTTGAAAATAATACCATATACGGCTACATCATTGTCTGTTGTAGGTCGATTTATTTTTATGTTTTTATTATACAGAAATAAAAGCACAAACAGTCTGTCATTGATTTTTTGTATTTTAAGCATTTGTTCTTCATCCATGTGGATATATTATAGTATTAAGGTTAATGATATTCCGATGATTGTGAGAAGTTCATTTGAAATAACATTACTGTCAATATCGTCTGTTTATATTATTCGTAACAAAATAATAGATTATAAAATACAAAGGCAAGTTTTACCAGTATAAAATAATAATAATATAATAATATATTCATGTAATATATAATGAAATATAGTAGACGCAATAAACGTAGTAGTAAAAGGAGACGTGTAAGACGACACATTAAAAGTCGCAGCAAACGCAGTAGTAGTCGCAAGCTTAGTAGTCGCAGACGTATAGGTGGCTGAGGCGGTGCTCCTCAGCAAAAAACTTCTCAGCCAAACTCTTTTTTCCCTAGTTTGTTATCCGGTGGCTGAGGCGGGGTTCCCGATGTAAGTCTTTAGATTTTCATTGGGTTTTAAAAATTTAATTTTTATCATTGGTTTTTAAAGGAATGACGCTCTAAAACAATATGGTTGTAGTGCTGATATTTGAACCACAAATAAACGAATAATTATTTTATATTTATTCATTTATTGACCTAGGTTGTTATTTCACCATATATTTGTCTATTACGACGGCCTTGGTAACATTTTTCACAATTTGCTCTATGTTATCGTGTTGTTCTTCAACTGTGCCACCGGACATTGAGTTCATAACGATTTTATTGTATTTCACATTTTGTTTTGTTCTTGGGTCTTGGCACCCTGGATTCTCCTTCACCCATTCGTTAATTAGTTTTATATTTTTGAATGCAATTTGTTTTATTGCCTTGATGAGTGTAGGTTTGTCATCGGGTTCCTTTGTCCAACTATCATTTTCCTTAATATATATTGTTTCTCGTTTCAAATCGCTACAATGTATAGGTCGTGAATATGTATCCAAATTATTAAAGTTTTTCAATAATATTTTAGAAATTCCATTTGCATAATCCACATGAGCAAAATTTTCAAGGTCAGATAATTGAACTTTTATAGAATCGACAAATTCACTTAGATTTAATGCATCTTTACATTTCTCATTCAGAAAAAATTGTAGATTGAATGTGTTGTTATTGTTGTTGTTACAATTTGAGTTGGCATTAATTGTATTTGTTATACTCGATTTTGAAGCTAATTCCATCATTTGCTTTTGTTGATCCATCATGAATTTTCTTAGTTCTTGGTTTTCCATGAGTTGAACCTTCAGTATTTCTATAATTTCACTGTTGGTGGGTTGGTGTGGTTTTTCTATATAAATTTTATCGCAGACTGGAGAATTTGTCGCGACCCCTTCGCAAGTTTTTTTATGTTTCCATAACCCGGAATGATATTGATATTTTTTACCACATTCACATAAATATTCATTATGCTTTGTATTCTTGCCGTATTCTTGCTCCATTCTCTCGTGTTTTATGGTGCTTGTATGTTTTATATAATCACTTTGTTTACAGCATTTATAGTCACAAATTTTACATTCAAATTTAGGCGATTTTTCAGTCTTAGTTTTTGTATCCATTGTATCCTTGTTTGTATTCTATGCGAATACAAAAAAATCGCCTAAATATTTTATTGTATATTTTCCAAATTTTAGCGTCACAAATGTTTCAAACTTAAAAACGGAATTTAGAGCATATTGGTCACAACGTGAAAAAACAGGGTTTTTCAAGATTCCTTTTGGGTCCTGAAATCTGGACATTTTTAGAAATGTCCAAAATCCATTTCCCTTTTTACTTTTTGGGAACACTTTTCTTCATTTTTCAAAATCAACCAAGAAATATATCTAAGAAAATATCCAATATAACAGGGAAATAAAAAAGAAAACATCTAGGTAAATGGTAACCGTGTATGTTGTAAAATATATGTTTTTACAGCATAATAATAATAAAGAATAATATTAAAATATAATTATTTGCGCTTTTTATTCGCACTTCGCCGACGACGTGTTCCAGTTTTGTTACCACCGGAATACATGCTATTACTATTTTCTTTTAGACTGTCATCAAGTTTCTGTCTTTCTTTAATAATAGGCAGAAATTGTAGGCCCATTTGATTCACCTTGTTTTCTAAATTAACAAGTCTAGTATCACGTTCTTTAAAAGCCATATCAAATATACCCAACGTGTTCTGTGTTTTTGACATAAAATTTATAAAAATTTTAAAAATTCTTTCTAAAAGTATTTCAAACGCCATATATAAAAAACCAACTCTATTTACAAGATTACTAGTTGATATATTGCTGCCATTATTCTTAATATTATTAAGCAAGTCATTATATGTCGTGTTTAATTGAGATAATCCATTACCCAAATTATTTTCTTGATTGCTTACAAGGGGATCCATATAATATCAAGATACTTTATTATATACATTTTGTTATAAAATGAATTAATGAATATATTTTTTATGTAAATCTACTAGAAACTTGAGTTTGTAAACCATAACAAGGATCACAACTGCGACTTGTTGCGTCAGAATTATCAGACTTTCAATGTCGGTAAATGACGCCGGGTATGGTATAGGAACATCATATAGGAACTGATTTTTAGTGCTAAATAGCAGAGATTTTTCTACTAGATGAAGTTTATTTTCATTACTAATGTCGTAATTTATTGGTCTATTCAAATTAATTATAATGTATATTGTGGCAAAGAAAAGCATACACAAGGCATTTGATACAATTGATTTATACAAAATATCTATAACAATTTCAAAAAATGAATATATTTTGGATACAAAGGACATACTATTATACAATTAGAAAATAAAACATAATTTGTTATAGACAAACCGTTTCGTAAATCGCAGCACTTACTAAATAAGGGTCCGCATTTGATGCCGGACGTCTGTCTTCAAAATAGCCATTTCTGATGCGACAAGACGCGCTTCTATCGCCACTGCTTCTATCGCCACCACTTTTAAAGCGCTTGAAATGTGTGTAACTAGATGTCTCGCAATTGCCAGTTAATCGTTTGTCATTGTCTTCTCCATATACCGCCATATGTGCCTCATGTGCCGCCTCTAATTTATCAATTGCCTTGAAAATATCCGATAAATTGTCCTTGGCTTCGCGCATTGTCTTGGTTGAGAAATTGGTATGTAGTCCAGAACCATTCCATTCCCCATTTTGTAGCGGTTTCGGATGCCAAACAATGTAAACATTATGGTCTTCAGTAACGCGTTCCAATACATATCTAGCTATAATCAGGTCATCCGCTGCCACAATCCCCTTACCTAAAATCTGAAACTCCCATTGACCTGGTGCGACCTCGGCATTTATTCCAGTTATTCCCAGCCCAATATCCAAGCACTTCTTAAAATGGTCTTCTACTATTTTGCGACCATGTGCGTTTTTTGCGCCGACTGAGCAATAATACTGACCTTGCTTACCGTCATTATGAAACCCCAGCGGCAAATTGGTGTCGTTAGAAAAAATGAAATACTCTTGCTCAAAACCAAACCAAGGGTCAGCACTATATGTGTAGTCAATAGTGTTTGTTTCTTCATTATAAATCCCTGCTACTTTATCGCAATCCTTGAATATCTTCTCGGCCTTAAATCGGTGATTGTTTTTAGCCAGAGTACCGTCGGGCAAAAATGTGGAACATAAAACTAGGAAGCAATCGATACCGCGATTTGTGCCTTTATATAATTGGTGGCGAAATGGGTCTCTGTATAGGGCACAAGGTTTCAAAATTATTTCTGAATTATCCGTATGTGCTTGGGCAGTCGAGCTGCCGTCATAGTCCCAATCAGGCATATCGGATACTGAAATGGCCTCCTTTCGAATCGAAGTTATCACTCTAGATTTGCTGCGTAATTCATTGTTACCGCCAATCCACACATATTCGGCGACAATCGTATTTGATGTAAGGTAATATGACATTGTATTGTATTTATATTAATACATTATAATGTTTAAATAATTTTTGGATTATATATTATGGTCGATAAGGATAAAAAGGAAAAATCCGATAAGAAAAAGTCTTATAAAAAAGTAAAAAAGGTTAAAAAAACTAAGGGAAAACTAAGACTTTTTAAAAGGAAACTAAGATTTATAAGAAAATACAAATTAAAAGAAAAGGATGAAGAACTCGGTTATCCTGATGGCATATATCAAAAGGTCTTCAAAATATGTTGTATACATCCAATTGGCGTTTTAGCAGGAGTATATTATAGTAGCTCGATTGCTACAATATTAGCTACAGTATTAGCAACAATGCTTTCGTTATCATCGATTAATTACTGGCGAAATCCACTGGTTTCATCCATAAGGCGCACAATCGATATGATTGTAGCATTTACAGCAATATCCTATCATATTTATTTATCATTATCTACAACAAATAAAATACTTTGCCTTGGTTTAATACTATTGGGCGCCATGATGTATCCGATTAGTCTCGCAATCAACCACTGTGGTTACCATCAAATAGGCTATATATTTCATTGTTTGATACATGTATTTGTTATGATAGGCGCAATATTCACCTACAGAGACTACTATAATCGCAAAAAAAAATGCTGACCTAAATAGCTAATGAAATCTACACGTAAAGTGACTGATTTGTCACGACATATTTGAGTGTTAATTCAGGGATCTTTTTAAGCTTCGATAGAAAGTCGATATTGCCTGTTTGTTCCGCAATTCGCTCCATCTCTGAGGCAATATTATTGATTTTTAATAGTGCCTTGACAAACTCGCCTAAGAATATTTCCTTCTCTTCGCCAAGTTTTTGTAGAACTAGTTTACAATCATATTCGGTTTCACATTCAGTCCATTCTTCTACATAGTTTAACAGGTCATAATGTATATTATAGTCGGCTCCAGTATTTATTCGCAACATGGTTTCTCTGTCTTCATAATCAGAATACATTTGGCTTATCGAGCAGATTACTTCTTTTAATACAGTGTCGTCGGTGTAAGGCGTATAGTCTTGAACTGCTTCTTGGACGGAGATATTTGTGAAACAGCTGAATAAGGAAATCAGTTGCGTTACGGATAATTTGCTAATTGTTCCGTTGTCTAATAATTCGGCAAATACTAGACAGTGGACTTCGCGCAGTCCGGATGCCATTTTGCCTTTTGCTGAAAGAGATAAAGTGGGTTCTACATCATCTAATACTCCAGCATCTTCTGTGGTTAAAAGATTGTCTCCCACTAATGTATCTTCCCTTTGTAAAAACCCATCTTCTGTAAGCACATGTAAGACTTTATTCACATCATTGTCTAAATACTTTGTCAACCCGTCTTGTCGCCGCATCAGTTCATCTAATTCGTCCATTTTTTTAACGCTTTTCTGTAATACAATCATGTCTTGTTCCACGCTTTTATAATTGTCTTTAATCCTTTGTATTTCCTTGTCCATTTCCTTGCGTTTCTTATTGGCATAATTTTCTTTATTACTTTGTAGCTCAAAGTATTGCTCAACTATGTCTCTTGGACTAAGCATCGTTTCTACACTCTCATTTAATTTGGCAGATTCTTCGCTACATTTGTCGATTTCTAATGCGACTTGGTTTATCTGCGCATTGAGGTCACCAATTATCATCGATTGCTTGGCAAAGCCCACCAAATTAGTGTCTCCAATATCGATTAAATTTAGAAGCAAATTGTATGATATCTTGAACTTGGAACTCAGAGTTTGCGGCTTGCCGTTCATCATTGTCTTATACGCAGTGGCGCTTGTGTCGCGAAAGAGGTTATTCAAATGTATGACATGACCAACAGAATCTAATCCCAATCTACCCGCCCTGCCAGCAGCCTGTGTATACTCATGTGCTTGTAAAACGCGCATAGAATTACCATCATGTTTATAAATGTCAGTGAAGACGCAGGTTTTGACAGGCAAATTAAGACCAATCGCAACTGATTCCGTAGCAAATAGCAGCTTAATATAGCCTTTTGAAAACAGAATTTCCACGATTTCTCGCAACACAGGCATTAAACCACTATGATGCATTGCGATCCCTTTGCGCAACAAAGCGACCATATCTAAATATTCCGGCAAATGTAGATACTCCTTATAATTAGGCAACTTTCGAATAATTTGTTCACATTCTCGATCAATTGTATACGGGATTTTACTGTCAAATTCCAATAAATTGGCAGTTATTTCATGAGCACAAACTTCCAATTGCTTTCTAGAAAACACATAACAAATTGCTGGTAACATTTCTTTCTCAACCATGAACTCAGACACCTTGTTTAAGACGTGTTGCCTTTTCATTCGAACATCATTCGCGTCAAATAATTTCAACATTTTGTCCATATTTCTATAGTTTTGTTCATTGAACACCCCTTGTGCGTCTTGTATTACAAATGTCTTGTCGGTTAAATTTTTAATTTCAGCTTGTAACGCCTTGTCTTTTACATGCTTATTTATTCCATTTGTTGCCGTAATGAAACTATAGTGGGTTAATGGAACAGCTCTTATATATTTCTTTGTTAGATAGACAATCTTATCTTGACTACCTTTACTTACGTTTACACGTTCGCTTTTAGAACCTCTAGTTTCTAACCACGACGCAAACTTTTCCGGTTTGTCTAATGTCGCAGATAGACCAACCATTTGTATGTGTCTAGGTAACATCATAATACTGTTTTCCCAAACGTGACCTCTACTAGGGTCGTTAATCATATGAATTTCGTCGAAGATAACACATCCTAATTCGTTTTCAATATCCATTTCAAAAGAACTACTATTTGTTGAACCGCTTTTGAGTTGGTAAAGTTTATTTAATAGAATTTCAGTAGTCATAATAAGGACACTTGCGTCCGGATTACAAC